TTCTGGCATTAGTGGGTACTCGGGTTACTCAGGCTCAGGCATTAGTGGATACTCTGGATCGGGCATCAGTGGCTACAGTGGTTATTCAGGGAAAAGTGGATACTCTGGAATTAGTGGATACTCTGGAATTAGTGGATACTCTGGAACTAGTGGAACTCCTGATGGTTTTTATTATCGTTGGAATGGCACTATAATTGATGACCCTGCCCAAGGTGAAATTTCTGCAAATAGCAGTAATTTAGACGGTTCCACTGACACACTTTACATGTGTAATACGGATGAATATGGAGGGGTTTTTGACCTAACCTTAGCAAGTTCACCAGGAGATTTAATATGTATCAGAGATTTGCAAACCAAATATTCATATTTTATAGCAACAATAAATTCATTTGAAGAATACTCAGCAGGCATAACTGCATTTTATGTAACTCCAACTTTATATTTTGGCACATTTACCAGTAGTGATTATTTGCAAATTGTGTTTCAAAAGAGAGGCGTTAGCGGATACTCAGGCGTTAGCGGATACTCAGGCAGAAGCGGATATTCTGGATATTCTGGATACTCAGGGAAAAGCGGATACTCAGGCATTAGTGGTTACTCAGGCTCAGGCATCAGTGGTTACAGTGGTTACTCAGGCAAGAGTGGATATTCAGGTTACTCTGGCTCAGGCGTCAGTGGTTACAGTGGCTACTCTGGCTCTGGTGTCAGTGGTTACAGTGGCTACTCTGGCATCAGCGGATATTCAGGATCAGGTGTCAGTGGGTACAGTGGTTACTCAGGATATTCTGTAGATTCATTACATTGGTCAGGATATACCATTTATACTGGCGAGGGGAACATAGGTGTAAAAAACACAGATGTTGTCAGAGCAGGATCATTATACAATGCTGAGGCGGGAACGAGTAATTGGAGTCTTCCTACCAGCGTAACTAGAGATGGTTTAAATGTGGGGCATACATGGAGGGTTAGACAAGCTGGAACTTTACTAGGCATAAAATTATATGTAGACAGCATTACAGACATTACAAGCTTCCAAGCAACAGTATGGAGAAAAGATGGAACAACTTATGACCAAATAGGAGTAAGTGACAACTTTATTGGAAGTATAGTAGCTAATTCAATTAATGATATAACATTTGTCACACCAATACCAAACGTAGAAGAAGGAGATTATGTAGGATGGAGAGTCACAAATGCAGGAGGCACGTCGTGCTCTATGTTTTATGCCAAATCCGGCTATTCCAATGTGATAAGTTATTATATCAATGGAGTTGCATCTTTTGCAAATGTTGACATAGAAGGAACTTGGTCACAATTAAGTGGTGGCTATGCTGTTCCTATAGAATATTATATGTCTGCACCGTATTTTGTTGGAATAGGCGATTCCATAATGTCGGGAGCCCCAGATCATGGTTCTTATGTTCAAACCAGTTCTACTACAAACAATCCGCCCGCTTCTATTCAATGGCAAATAGGACGAAGGCTGGGATGGAACTACCAAAATGCCGGTGTCGGCTCGGCATACACATCAGGCATTCTTAGTAATTTCACGCCCTATGTTGTGAATTTGCACCCACGAATTGCCGTCATTGAAGGTGGTGTAAATGACATAGCTACAGGTGTTCTTCCTGCTACAACATTGGCTAATTGGGAAGATATTTTAGACTTATGTTCAGCCAACAATATTCATCCTGTTGTAATATTGATTATGCCTTGGTCGAATGGCACAAACACACAAATGCAGACCAGGGATTCTATAAACAGTAGTCTCAGGACACTTGCAGAAGGATACAATGCAACAATAGTAGATACTGGCCCTTATGTCGGTGTATTTAGGGTTGGTGGTGATGCTGACAATTTATGGGACATAAGAGACGAATACGATTCTGACGGCGTGCATTTTACTGCTGCTGGCAAACGAAGAATTGCCGAAGCTGTCATGGATGCATTGCAAGGAGTAAGAGCTTTTGGAAGTGTTGTTTCTGGCTCTTTAGATTGCGGAGGAGATATTAGAATAGATGGAAATTCTATACATCAAATCGAAGCAGGAAGAATAAGTGTTGTAGAATCTGCTGGAAATGACTTTTATATCAAAGCAGGTGGAGCTTCGCTTTTAGGCACAAACAGAAATGGTGGCAATCTCTATATTTGCTCTGGAACATCTACTGGCACTGGTTCTGCAAATGTGTATATTCAAGCAACGACCGCAGGTAGTTCTGGTTCTGTGGATAATTATGCTGGCACGGTTGCAACATTTAGTCTAAGTGGATTATTGCTGCCAAGTTTAACATCTGGTCGTATTCCGCTTATCACAACAAGTGGGTTACTAACCGATAGTGCCTCATTAAATTATGTTACATCGGTCACTGGCGGATTGACGATGGGGGCAGGAATAGGTAAAACATTCTCAGATCATGGAGGCTATGTTAATGCACTCGACCTTCAAGGCGGAATTTGTATCACAAGAAACAATGACGCTCTTTTAACATATTTGTTTGCTTCTTTTGATACAACTGGAAACATAGTCGGCAATATTTCAACAGAGACAGCGGCAAATCTAAATTCATTAGTTTATAGAGTATTGACTAATAGCTCTACCCATAGGTTTTATTCTAAAACGGCAGCAGGCGTTGAAAAATTATCTTACATAGCGGCTGAAGTAGCAGAGTTTTGTAAAATTCTAAAAGTATATGATTCTGGAACAAACAATTATATCCGATTATGCGACGATGGCACCAATGGTTATTTAGAGTGTTATACAGGTGCTGGTGCTGTTCATCCAATGATACAAAGTGGATCAACAATCACTTGGAAAGTTAGTGCCTCTGGATCGTGGGAAAGCCAACTTGTATTAACAAATGGAGTGCTACAACCAGCAGCAAACAATGACCTTGATCTTGGTGATACAACACATGTTTATAAAAATGCCTATATTAACAACTATTATGCTGGCACAACCGCTGGCGTTGATATGGTGTCTGGAACTCCAAAAGCAGTTACAGTCTCAAAAGGTATTATAACCGCAGCAACATCTGTTACGCCTGTTGGAGATGCTACTTATACAGTGGGCAAAGGAAGCACACAAGATGGAACAATTACCACCTCAGGTGGAATTGTTACAGCCGTTCAAGAAGCATCAGGCTCTAGCGTCAGTGGTTATAGCGGATACTCAGGCATCAGTGGTTACAGTGGCTCTGGAATTAGTGGATATTCTGGATACTCGGGGAAAAGCGGATACTCAGGTATCAGTGGTTATAGTGGAATTAGTGGATATTCTGGTTCTGGTGTCAGTGGTTATAGTGGATATTCTGGTTCTGGTGTCAGTGGTTATAGTGGATATTCTGGTTCTGGTGTCAGTGGTTATAGTGGCTCTGGAATTAGTGGATATTCTGGATACTCGGGGAAAAGCGGATACTCAGGCATTAGTGGTTATAGTGGAATTAGTGGATACTCGGGAATTAGTGGATACTCGGGAATTAGTGGGTACTCGGGGAAAAGCGGATACTCAGGCTCAGGTGTCAGTGGGTACAGTGGTTACTCGGGGAAAAGCGGGTATTCGGGAATAAGCGGATATTCAGGAGGATTGAACCTTACTGTTAATATGTCGCTTGCCGACCGTACAGTAAGTGGTGTTCTCATTCGATTAGTGGCCAATGAAGATCAAAACTTCGGGGATGCTTGTTATATCAATCTTTCAGGTGAAGCTCAAATAGCAGATGCAAGTTTAATAGCTACCGCAAATGTTTTTGTTATGTTGGCAGATACGGACGTTTATGAAGGCGACACAGGTAATTATTTATTGTGGGGAATTCTTCGTGATGATTCTTGGAATTGGACCGTTGGTGCCCCGACTGGTTTAATCTATCTATCACTAACAGGCACTACTGGCACGCCTACCAATACTTTGACTCAAACAGCCCCATCTGGAACCAATGAAGTAATACAGGTTTTGGGAGTTGCTTTAACATCTCACATTATGTTGTTCAAAGAATTGACAACAGTAGAACACAATTAAAGTTACACGTATGGGACACGTTGCACTTTTGATATGTGTTGAATTCCCGTTAAATCACCATCTACTCTGTTCACCCTCAATATAATTGGCGTAGTTTGTCTATTGACTTTAATATGAGCAGTAGTGGAATCGTACCAACTGGAACTGGAACTGGAACTGGAACTGGAACTGGAACTGGAACTGGAACTGGATGCTTTTGATAACGATGATAACGATGATAACGATGACGATGATTTTGATGACGACGAAGAATACGATACCTTTGATGGTAACGATGATAACGATGACGATGATGACGTTGACGATGTTTTTGATGACGACGATGATGATGATTTTGATGACGACGATGATGGAAGGCCGCTACTGCCCGAAGAGGGCTTAAAGAAGCCAGCAGTGTAGATAAGAGGCATCGATTTAAGCCAGAGACGATACCGATATTCATCCAAAACGCTGCCAGAGTTAGTTGTTGGTGCGTTTTGCAGCCAAAGGCTAAGTAAGTTTGAAGAGCTTGAAGACGAGCTTGAAGAACTTAAAGACGAAGAGCTTGAAGAGCCTGAAGACGAAGAGCTTGAAGACAAATAGCTTAAAGACAAATAGCTTAAAGACGAAGAGCTTGAAGACGAAGATGAGCTAAGAAATACATTTGCCATACTTTATATAGTCAGCCTACTCACAACATATGGCAGCTAATGCTAATGCTATATTCTCTGGTGATACAAAGGATTCTTCTGTGAATTCAACTGATTCCCAAATACCAAACTGATCTGTCCTGAGGTATTTTCGATCTTTTAGCAAATTAATGTTTTGAGGATATCCATAAATGAGAGGATCAGATTGCCCAAAAACAACAACCCCTCTTTTGCCAAGATATGTGGCATAGTGTTGAATAAAATTGTCTATAGATATAAAACCGTCACACTCCAGAATAACTTTAGCCAATTCCTTAAATGACAGATTAGTTTTTACTTCTTTGGTTGGCAAAATTTCGTTTTCATCAGTTCTGACCTGGACGGTTTCTATGTTTTTAAGATGCAACAATTCTATTAATTTTTTGGAATAAGGATAGTTTTTGGGATTTATTCCTTCCTTATCTCTTAGTTTCCGACTGGCGAGCGATAATAAAATTTTCATCGATATAACTCCAAAAAAGCCCCAGATAAATGACTTTTCCACCCCACATCTATGCAGAATTTGTATATATTAAAATCATCATAATTCAATCCTTTTCTTTTACACATTTCTTTTCCATCGGCAATACTTATAAGTTGCAGACCCTCATCAGCAAAAAGCTCGGGGAAAACTACTGACAAAACTAATTCCTTATCTGCAAATCTCTTTTTTATTTGTGGCAAAACAGACTTAAACATCACATGGTCTCCCATGCCATTGTCCAATATAATCAGTTTTGTTTCTTTGGGTTTTAAATCCCATTCTTTAAGTTTCTTTTGAAATACTTGTTCGTCATGATCCCAATATTCTGGATGGGGCTGATGAGTTCTTATGCCGCCATCTGATTGTCTAACGTGCCATGTTAGTGCCTTGGGATTAATGATGATTTTCCAACCATTGCGATACATTTGATATGTAAACATTGTTTCTTCACGATGCCCAGCAGGTGATAAATCCATACAATAACCATGTGTGGCTGCTTCTTTTTTAAACAGGAATGTGCTATAAAGATGCTGGGCTTCTGTAGGATTGACGGATTCGTGAAGGAACCATTGTGTGTTCACTTCTAGATTTTCTATCGTGGGCTTTAATCCAGGTGGTAATTTTTGTATTCTGTTTGGGTCGATTACCAAACCACCAACAGCACCTACTTTTGGACCATCACATGCTAACAAATTTTCTAAAACAGTTGGCGTAGCAAATGTATCATCATCCAGTCGCCAAATCCATTTAGTTTTTGCTATTTCTATCGCTTTTTGGTGATTGGCCACTTGTCCTTTTCTTTGCCCAAAAACAACCTCCCATTTAATGTTATAAAAATCCAGCATCCTAAATAAGCCATTATACAAATCATTTGGCCTTAGATCGATGTGCTCGCCATCCATAAACAAAATAAATTTCTCAGGTTTAACAGTTTGTTGAATAACTGAGAAAATAGTGCTTGGCAAAGTAGTGAAATAACGATCTCTGCTGCTAACATGAGCGGTTACTGATGCTTGTCGTGGTTCTTGATTCATTCTTGGTTTTTCTGTTCGTGTAAATTTTATAATCTTAGTGTCTGCCGGATTACTTGGAACAAAAGTGCTGCCCCCATTTTGGTCACAATACCATACTCCATAGGCTATTCCTGGCGGGATTGGCTCCTTCTCTCTCTCTTCTGATGTGAACCCCGCATTTTTTACAAAATCTTCAAACATATCGTAATTAAAATCTTTATTCGAATGCATTCCATTATGAATTTCTGAATAAATGTATTTAAATTTTCTCAAATTCCTCTCAGTGCAATTAAGTATTATGTCGTATTCCGATCCTTCACAATCCATTTTAAGTACCAAGTCTTCTTCCTCAGATAAATTTAAATCATTTAATAAATTATCAAAAGAAATACAATTAACTATATCTCCTACTCCTACCTCATGCGTCTGGCATAGGACATCTTCCATTACTGCATGAGCTTGTTTTAATCCTGGCCTTGATACTGCCAAATTGATCGGAATAATTTTATTCGGAAATGTTGTGATGTTTTTTAACAATGTTTGATAAGTTTTTTTGTTTGGCTCAATACAATAACATTTTTTTGCTCCATTGAGCACACTAAAAACAGAAAACAATCCTTTGTTTGCACCAATGTCAATTACGATTTTATTGCTTATTTCCTCTTGCAAAGCTCCATAAATATTTAAGTTGAATATTTCATTAAAAACAAAACTATCTTGTTGTTGAAGACTTTCTAATAATTCTGTTTTTGCTTTATAAGCTTCTATTTTCAAGTTTTCAAATTTTATATTTGTAAAACCCATAGTGTTGAGAGTGTTTTGTAGGGTTTCTGTGCCCGACTCAACTGTAATTTTGCCGCCTGGAACAAGCACTCGATACCATTCTTTTACAATACTTGTGCAATCTTCTAGCACAACTTCAGTTGTGATTTCTTCGACCTTATTATCATCAATGGGAATTTTATCATCAACACACATTAAATCTGAATCACCTATGTTGAAAAACCCTGGAATTTTCTGTTTGCCTTGATTTAATTTAATGTGTTTGTGATATCTGTTCATCAAAACAAATCGATTGGTGGATAAATTTTGCCCCTCATAAGTTCCTTCTCCCTTGTGAAAAATTGGAAAATCCCCAATCATACAATTGCCCACAACAGGACCAGTTTCTACACCAATTTGTTTAAGTAAATACCCACTATCTTGTAACCTGATGCAAAAATCTGTATCCTCACCAAAACCAGGGTTAAAAATCTCGTCCAATATCCCAATTTCAGTAAATAGATTTTTTTTAATCATTACACAAAAGAATATAATGAAATCTCTGTCCGCATAAGGACAATAATTTAAAAAAGGTCCGGTTGCCCCCATTTTGTCGTTTGTCAAAAACGGTTCTTTTAAACGTCTGATCCACTCATCTTTAGAGCTTTCTAGTAATATGGTATCATTATTTAACAAAATAACATATTCGCCCACAGAAGCTTTGATGCCAACATTGGTGGATTTTGTATACCCAAATGGCTCATCAATCCATATAAGATTAAAATGATCTCCCAAACTCTGCACATATTCTTTGGTGTCATCCGTGCAACCATTCGCAACTACAATCACCTCCTTGTCAGATAAATCCGTGTATTTTATAATGCTGTCTAAACAAGGCTTTAGAAGATCAGAACAGTGATTATAAGTAGGGATTACTATAGAGATTTCCATAAACTATCAGAGTTTATGGTCGTTGGTTTCTCAATTCCCCATCCATATTTTCGCCTATAGTATTGGCTGCCCTATCTAACATTTCAGATGCCATCAATATTTGATTTCTATAATCCTTCCACTTACTATTGGGAATATGAATAAAATTACTGCGTATGTGCCGAGCTAATGTACGAATTTGTACCTCTGCTCCAGAAATTGTGTGAGGATCAAGCGGGGGTCCATCAATTGATTGTTGGTATGTTACCTGCTCATTCCACTCTTTGAAAGTTTTCATAATTACACCCTTATATTCTATATATTCAGGGGTAAATAAAATGAAAAAACTTATACCAATTCTGATGGTTATTTTGATGTTTTCTGCTTGCAATCCAATACAAAAAAAAGTTACCTGTAGTGAGTGTAAAGGAAAGGGAGAAGTAACCTATAACGCCACAGAACGAATGGCAATAGCCAAGTGTCAATTATATTTTGCCGCCCATGAACGTGAATGCGACAAATGCAAAAAACACTTGAAAGACGAATCATCACCAATATGCAGAAAAGCAACAAGGAAGATCGAATCTATTATGGAAGATGCCAAAAAACAACCACCACAAATTATTACCGAACAATGTCCCATTTGTGGCGGTAGTGGCAAACTCATTGAGGAATAAAAAAAGCCCTGCTGATTTTACTCAACAGGGCTTTTCTTTCTATGACACTTTTGGAGATTAATTAAAGGTCATATAAAAAACCGCTTGTGCATCATCTGGTGTGCCTCTATTTGAACCTCTTCCCTCGGGCAATTTGAAAAATCCTTTATCACCATAACTATCCCCCCACGAATTGCGAAGGATTAGATACCATTTTCCATCTTTTTGCTCAAGTCCCACGGCAGTAACGGCATGAGACCACCAATTGTACGTGACTGCCACTGACGAACCCAAAAGAACACAAGTGGCTGTTTCATCAAAAATATTACCAGACTCACCCAGGTCTACAGATTTGGCCAAAATCTTATGCTTGGAATAATCAGCAACACACTCTGGCTTCTTAGCATAACTGGATTTAATAGCAATATTGGGCCATAAATCTGCTCGTACTGCCCCCGTTTTTTCCATAAAAGCAACGGCATCTCCTGGCCAACCACCTTGATTACGATAGCCAGTAATAGGGCCACCCACACTTGCTGCACTAAGAATGTATGGCGATTGTCCTTGTATATATTTTACATTTCCACCAGCACATACAGCAGAATTGGCCCAACAGTAATTTGTTCCGTCTTGATCGTGACCTTCTACCTTTCCATAAATTAAAGGCATAACTCCTGCGTTAGCTTTTTTCAACGCCTCTAATCGAGCAGGCCATTCCGATCTGGGAATTACCCTCACACCAACCGCAGCTAATGTAGTGGTTCCAGGTGCTTTGCCTAAAGGATATTTCTTTAGGTCTCTAGGCATACATGACAAAAATCTTTTCTCTCCTCCAAATTCAGCAACCTTATCAGGAGGATTAAATTTTGCCCATTCCTCATCTGTAAAAACAGGTGGATTGGGCTCTTTGGCTGATGATACCGCTGGCATTGGCAGCTTAGCAAAATCAGACACAGTTTTTAATAGTGCGGTGAAATCCGCTGGCAATGGAACTACTAATTTCTTCTTGCCATTTGTTGCTACAACCGTGATGCCCTTAGCATCAGCAGGCACCATAGCTACCATTGTTTTCCATCTGTCAGGCAGGCTTTCAGCCCCCACTGACTTCGCAATAAGGCGATATGCGGGCAAGCCGTCTTCCGCCTTCTCACAGGAAGCATCCATCCAATCCCTAACTGTGCGGCTTGTCAATATTGCCACTTGGTCAGGGGTTAGGTCACGAACCACTTCTGGCGATGAGCCTGTGATTACAACATTCAACTTATTAACAGTTGGTTCCGGTGGTCCTGGTGGTGTCGGCTTAGGGCAACCCGCCAAGAGTAGCGATGCCAACAACAAACCAATTCCTAAGAATCTCAATTTCATAAAAAGTCTCCTTTTTTTACCATCTATATTATAGCTTGTTGAAAAATTATTTCAACCTATATTTTATTTTATAAATATACACAAAAAAAAGCCCCACCGATCTCTCGGCAGGGCTTCGCCTCTCTGTTTTTTATTTCTTTCCGAGTTGCACACGCAATTTGGGCTCAGTTCCAGCCGCAACCATGTCTCGTAGCTTCAAAGCACTACGTTGGAACAATTGATCCGCTTCATTGTCAGACAGCTTGTAGACCATTGTATAAATGGATTGCTCCGTACCAGTGATCTCTTTGGGGTCCACTTGCGTGAAACCAACACGAATAAGCTGCTGGATATGCATTGAAATGCCACCCCAGAATATGCCTGCATCCGAACGACCGTCTCGATGCAGAGGGGCTCCACCCTGGCATGGATTTTCGGGCACCCAAACATTGGGACGCATTCCCAAAGGAAGCACCGGACATACCCTGTCACCAACTACCATCGATGTTCTCGGTTGATAGCCAGCAATGATTTCTTCCAAACAGGTAACACTAGCGTCCACAAAACGCTCGCCTGTCTCTTCGTTCCAAACCATGAACGGATTACAGCCAGCCTTGACCTTCAAACGCTGAGCCACCAAAGAATCTACCTCTGTTGGGTCAAACGCCGCAATCAGTTCCTTGTTGGTCATCTGAAGCACTTGAGCCTCAGGAGTAATGACCATTACCGGCTGCACTTCATTAGCCAGCCTTTTCTCTTCACTTTGACTCATATACAACCCTTTCCAAAAAAAGTGTTTAAGCTCACCATTCATTATACTTCAGAAACGGCTGATGTAAACACGAATTTTTTATCGCCATACTGGTTCATCACAACTAAAACTATCAGGATCGTCAGGATTCACTTCGTGCGGCTCCCCATCATAACAATAACCACAATGTCCCTGGCATTTCGGGCATATATTGGTCCAACCTATGTTGCTCTCGTAAAGTGGAACTTGACCCGAGCCACCACAATAATCACATGTGTATTTCATTTTAAATCTCCGTAAAAAGACAGCACCCAAATAAATTGGGTGCTGCTGCGTTGAGGATTGAAATGTTTGGCCAGTGTTATAAAGCCACTACTGGTTTGGCTGCTCATACGGCCTAAAGCCGTTCCCAGAGCGGGGATTATTCAATAAAAACGAATTTTTAACTTAACCTCAATACTACTGTCTGGCTCACAACAAAACGGATTGGGAAATGCTTCCGCCCACAACACATTCTCAGAAAAATCAGTAACAAAATATCCATAAACTTTACGTTTGCCTGGGTATAGTCGCTTTGGCACATATGTCGCACCACTGGCTTCTATTGTCCAATTTGCAATACATAATTCAACCGGAGCATAGTCTTTACCCTTGGGCTCATGCAAATCCTCAATCCTAGTATGCTCTGATGGACGGTGTTCATTGGTAAATATATGCAATTTTCTCGCCAAATTGCATGTTTGCATAAGAAGATTCAGTTTTAAATTATTCGTTACTTCTATCATAATTGTGTCCAATAATATGGTAGCTTCCCATTAACAAGAATGGCTGGTTTTTCTTTCCACCCAAATCTCCCATACCATTCAAAATCTTTAAACAATAAAGCCGATCTATGACTCGAATGTAATCTAACATCCCCAAACCAAAAAGGCAACTCTATTTTGCTTCTTAAATATTTTTTGTAAAACTCTATCCAATGAGGGTAATAACGTCCCCGACTAGCTAATTCTTCCAATCCATACAAACAATATTGAGCTAATGCTGGCTCGTAACCACTCCACATCTTGCTTGCAGGATGATTGGGCCAACCACCAGTTATCAGAGTTTTTGCCTCACGATAAACCTGATTGCCTAGCCGAGAAGGATCAAGACAACATACCGATTGCTCTAAGTCAGGATATGGAAGAAACACTTGCATTGCATCAATATAATAGAAATGCTGAAATAATGCAACTAGGAAGAAATAGAATGACTATCGAATCAAGATTTATTACACAGGAGATTCAGCTTCCATACCAAACCCTTTTTTAACAATCATCCAATACACCTCACCAACATCCACGGTAGAAAGGTGGATTATACTCCCACCGTTGTTGCCATCTGAATAAAAGCCACCAATGGACATCTCAGGCTGAGATGTCCCAAGAGGCATTGCAAAAGCAGCATAGTTCTCTTCAGGCAAGGCTAATTGATAGGGAGTTCTGATAAAATATTCGCCTTGCTCAGTAGGAACTATTGAGGCAACGCCGCAAGCTACAATATTTGGGCCTTGTAATGGAACAAAGTTATTCCTTAAGTTGCCCGGACCTTTGCCACCACCATGTCTATCAACAGAACCATCACCTTTGCCTGTAACGCTACTTGCCCCCATCCTATCTCCTTTTAGCATAGATTCTAAAAGTATATAGCGTTAGTAGGTATAATTATTCATCTCGCAAGATGTATAGGACTTGATATAATTTTCAGTTGTTCACTTGTCGATTTTTTCTCTGCATATATCTTTTTAATGTTTTTATTTTGACAAGCAAAACATCTTCTTCAGAAATGCCTCTAAAACCAAAGCTGCCATCCTCATAATATAATTCAAAATATGAACCAAGCGGAAAATCCTTGAAAAATTCACCACCATAAAACCATTCTCGCCTGTTATGAAGACAACTCCATGCTACTATTGGCTTGCAACCATCACATATTTCTATAAATTTATATGCACCTATCATAATTTTTGTTCTCTAGGCTCAACGAAGGGTCATCCTTCCCAAAAATCCCGCCACTCACGTAATGCTACTGCCGACACAGATTCTATAATTTTGCTGCGATCACATGCATATAATCCAGCACATGAAAAACAACCAACTTCCATTAAACGATATTGCCCTGATTTTGTCAAACATACATCCACTACAAATACAGATTCAGGATTGTATTTAGATGCTATTAAATTGGCAAAATCAACCGCCTCTTGAGGATAAGTTGCATCTACATCAAAACGCTCATTCTCCCGGTATTGACTCCCCGCTACCACCACACCATCCACAACAACAAACCTCCACTCAAATTGTATGTTGCGAGGCTCTGAAACCACCACTAATTCAAATGGCTCAATCTGATTAAATCCAAAATATTCTACATCCTTCTCATAGCTTTCTTTGTAAACAGCCTTGCCAGTAAAAATTTTATCGCCACGATTCGGTCGCATAAAGATCGTTCGATCACAACCTACATGTTCATATAAAAACTCTTTTTGACGCAAAAGCTCCGCATAAGGCAGCATTATGTAATTCTCTTGCAATAAATATTTGCCTAATGCCGCATAGTACGACGTACAATCATATTTTGGCACATCGTAATACACCCCAGGAACCCAATTCGCCTGCTTGCGAATGCTTTTTCCTAATCCTAAAGAACCATAGAAAAGCACAGGAGTATTTTCTGGAAACAAATGAAGAAACTCCGTTTTCTCACACGGAATTTGCTTGATGATCTTATGCGGAAAACCTTGTGCTTTCACGGCATCAATAAATGGTTGCACATCTTCTGGAAATGCATCGTCTTCAATCAAATAGTGCAGAGTGCTCTCTTCTGCAAATAGGGTCTTTTTATTCATTTAAAACGCCTCTTGAAACCAATCTTTTTCATAATCCATAACAAAATCACAATCTTCGTAAAATGCCACCATTCCACATTCTGCCCCACAATCAGGACAATAGCCACCATAACTAGCACCCCTGTAATAATCCCAATATCCCAAATTACGACGCTTTGCCTCCGATTCACTAATATAAGTGCCATCGTGTAATCGGCAACGTCGATCAAAATTCACACACTCTTTAACCTCTTGTTCGTTAGGACAATAATAATTATACATTCTTGTGTTCCTCATTCATGTCAAAAAATTCAATATGAATCCCATCATCAGACCGATTCACCTTCGGAACAATATTCAACTTTGAAAAAAATTTATTAAATTCATCTTCAATGCGATAGGCTTCGTCGGCTGGCAACCGCTCTGGTAATTTCATTTTAATCGATAAATTAGGTCTGCCTAGTCGCCATGTGCAACAATTACAAAATGCAACCTGAGGTGTATTGTGTTCAATTAAAGCAAATGCAGCTTTGGCATCAGCTTCACTGATTTCGTCAGATTCCTTAATGTTTTGGACAACACATCCCCAAACATGGCTTTCATTGCGAGGATCACATACTTTGTATTCATCCTCTCCATCATATTGATTAATGCCTATCACCTTGAGCCTAAGACCATTATCCCAACGATAATATTTTCCAATGTTTTCAGGGTTAGCTTTATCCATTAAAATGCCTCTTCAAACCAATCAATTTTTGGCTCTATCTCTTTGTCGTCTTTTTCTACATCTTTTGCTTCTTCAAGTGGTATGTATGGAGCATATACATATCCACAATCCATCAATGTGCGATGTAAATCATTTCCATCAATACATTGCCCCGTGGTTTCGTTTTTAATTCTCAAACTCAAGCCCAAATCATTAGGATAACTATCTAATACCTTTATCAAATGACATTGCAGTGCATTATACGCTTGCCTATAGACAGAATGAATGCCCGGTAATGAATACCAAACTCCCTTGTGATTTAAAACTTGTACTATAAACATTTTCTATTTACTTTCCCATATTTCTCTCTTATTCGATCTGGTACGGGATAACCCATTTCAATATAGTGTCGCCAATGAGCATCTACCGCTCGTCCCACCATCTCCCAAAATTCTTTCTGATGATTTTTGTCGCAATCCTCACAAATATCAAAATTAAAATTTGGATAACTTATGTCTATGTTCCATAACGGCTCACCTTTCTTGCCACATAAATCACATACACCAAGAGGCTTCCACCGTTCTTCCAACTTCTTTTTCAAGTCTGGCAAATCATTTGACAAAGGTATTTCTCCTCCTTGAATAAAACCCTCTTCTGGCTCGCTACGAAATATAAAACGGTAAAGACGAGGATGGTCAAGTAAAAGTAACTTAAAAAAATCAGTCCATTTTGGAGCCATCAAAAAGCCTCATTAAACCAGTCGGCGTCCGAGCCCATCGGGCAGAAATAAGACTCTGGGCCACTACAAGCCAATCCGCAGTCTAATTCAGCATAATAGTGATACCCATGCTCCGTAGCATAAACCTTGATGATTGTCGCTTGCTCGCCCCACGCCGTCTCCATAACCCTGTCGCCGGGCATAAATTTCTGTGGCTCTAAATCGATCATATTCTAACATTTACTCCAGATATTCATTTTCTTTATGTGAATTTCTTTTAATTTCTAATATAGTTTCGGCAACTATCTGTTCATAAAGTTCAAGAAAATTAGTTTTTAAACAACCCTGGGGAACAAAATATGCTGGCTCCCTATCCCCATATGCTTTCAAATATCTTTTGTTTTTTGCATGCTTGCCATCTATGTAACCAATAATTTGGTATAACGGAGGACAACCAAGCACCAATACGAATGTGTCCCCGTTCCTATCATCTTCCCTGACAAGTAAATCATAATAATCTTTACCTCTTGTTCTAACCTGAATTTTGCCAACGTCCCCGCCACTCTTAAATGTATTCACACTGCCAGAATAATATAAATTTAGAGCTTTGGCAAATGCTACCTCCCCCTTCGCACCGTCTATATTGTGTTGTAAAGACTCTGCTTCATCGCATTTAAGCCCATGACTATTCTTTTTCCCTTGTAGCTTGGCTTGATTATATCGGCTTGTGCCGACGAAAACACCTATTTCTTCTTCGTAGCTTTCTAGTCTGACTTCTATCATATTTCTCCTCTCTCTATCTCTTCTATTTCGTCTATCTCCATTTCACCTATCCAGCCAAAACCAGCAACAAGCCAGTCGCTACCGCCTACACCCAAATCAGGACGGTACTCGCCTACTCGCCATTGGCCATTGATCTTTATGCGGTAAAATCCAGGGGAACGAGTATTCATAATAATTGAAGCCTATTTAAAGCTTGTTCAATTTCGTTGCAAAAATCAATGGCTGGAATGGGTGTGTCATACACTTCTGATTTATATCCACCTATTTGTTTACATTTACACATCGTTTCCTGAATTATTTTTTGTTCTGCACCATATTTACAAATCCAGCTTTTTAATACTTTGATGTTTGGAGCCAGCGTGCAGTGTTCTTTTAATCTTAGTTCTGGCGTTCTACTTGTCCACCCAATTTTCACCCTGCGGTCGCTTAAATCAGGCACAGTTAATGCAATATAAAAATAGCCATAACCCTTGGGAGGCGAAACAGTACCAGTAAAAATTTGATATGCCTCTTGATACATTATTTCTCCACACCGCATCATGTCGATTAAATGTGGTTGATTATTTTGCATATTAATAGCGTTTTGTATCGTATCGGCATTTATTTTCACAGCCAATCCGGCAATTTCGCTTGCTTTGCCTTTCCTTTTCCCACGCACACCAGAATACATTCGTATTTTAGCTTCTACTTGCAACTTAGGAAGCATATCCAATGCCAATAAAATACGCTTTGTTTTTTCTATTTGCTTTAGTTTTGTTATTTTACCCATGATTGTATTTTTCATTTGCCGATTTACATCGACATTTCTTGCATCTTGTAGCATACCCATCTGACTTTAATTTGTCAATTCCAAATTCCTCAAATAACTTTACTTCTCGGCATTGATTACATTGTTTTTTACCCTCGACAGCGTATGGATTTACTTTCTTTTTCTTGGGCTTGCTGCCAGCGATGTGGCCACCTTCCTTTTCACAGATATAGCGACCATTGCGAGCTATGTTCTTATCATAAGTTAGGCGAAGGGCGGTGTGGGTGATCTGGCAATAGGGACAGAAAACATCGATGGTGTCAGCAATTATGTTTTTGTGATAATGTTTTTTTGATTTTTTATTATTTAACTCTTTGTGATTTATACAAATGCCCAATGACTGTCTGAGTTTTTCCACAAATAATTCAATATGTTTTGGATTATACACTGCCCCGAAAAGATCAACTTCGCACCAAACATCAAATAACACACCGGATTTTTCAGCAATGATCTGTGCGGCTTTGTGCTTGGCTACAATCACTTCATCATCAAGCCACGCCGCTGGTTTGACTTCTATCCACTTAATACTGTCGTCTATATATTGGATTTCCAAATCTACTAAATAATTTGCTTCAAAATTCTTTACGGGATTATAATAAGATATTTTTATTTTTTCTTTGTAATAAGTTTTTACATTTAAATCTTCGTCCAATTTAAGAAATGCCTTCTTTTCATAAGAGGAGCTAAAAAATATCTTTCCTGCCTTCGGAGATTCGTGCCACCCACGAACATGGTGTGTTTTTGGATTAAATCCCTGTTTGTAGAGTCTAATGGTTGCCTCGGAAAGCTTGCGTCGATGTTCTGGAGAAAAACCACCAGTTTCAGCAAGCATTTTTTTGCGACCATCAGATATGTTCTGGCAATGCTCTTCTGTAAATGTTTTGCCACAATGCGATTGAGACATCTGTTGTTTTGTTTCTTCGCTGTGGTGTTTCCCAAGCATTCCAGTTGTACATTGATTTTCTAACAAATTGCGTGTTGCCCGTGCAATTCCTTCAGGATTATTTTTCATATATTGACTTAGTTTTTCTTTGAATTCATCACTTCTTTTTATGCCCTTAAGAGCAAATTTTATTTTTTCTTTTTGTTCTTCTGTTATTATTTTTCCCCTCTGAGCACAACTTTTACACATTTGAATATACGGCTCTATCATTTCGCCATAATAGCAACTCTTTTTCATCAATCGTCCATTATCGCCAACATGCTCTACACAAGGGCAATACACCATTATTTCTTCGTTGGTTTGTCGGTTTTCTCCAATCCTATTCATTGGGTTATTGTAGACCATATCACAGGCCCTACAAACAAACTCTCTTCCACCATGTTTTAGTATATTTTTCCTGGCTGGGCCTTTGCTTATTGGCTTGCCTGCTTTTATATGATTTGGGCAATCACAAAGATCATCAACATTGATGGAGTCTACGTCTCTTAGGTTTTTGTACAACTCTTTAAACTGTTCTATATTCATAATATGCTCCTTTAATTCTTATTGTATCATATTACTTATATAGTGTCAAGCCTAAAATTTTGCACTTTTTTTGATGTTTTTTTTGCGAATTCATTAAAAATGGTTTATGTACAAAAAGAAAGACCCGCATTTCTGCGGGTCTTTGCTATACTAATACTTGCGTATAATTTTTAGATCACGAAATTCGCAATGCTCATGCGGGCATAGAATTTAGCCCCTTCCCTTAGCAATTTTTTTCCGTACCTTGTTAAAATTCCCTTACGTGGGCAGAAGCTCTCTGGATCGAGAACAACTGGGGTCTGAGTAAGAGGAACGTATGGGCAGTAGAAGTAACCGCTGTCCATGTACGAGTCACCCTTGTAACCCATCAACATTTGGTTGGTTGGGAACAACGGGTCTTTGTAAATTCTCCAACGAGCATTTACTGTACCGACATATTGAATGCCGAGAGACGAAGTAAATGTTTCGCTAGGAGCGGGAGCGAAGCCTGCGGTAGCGGTTTCGAAGATGGAGGCGACTTCTGGGGAAGTCACGATCCAGTTGCAACCACCACGCAATGTCTTCCTGTGGACGACGTTGCTTACTTCAACGACTTTAACATAGAGGGCTTCATACTTCTCTTTGATGGTATCACCAAGAGCAGTGGCGAAGTCCCAGCTTGTCACTGTACCAGCGTTGGTACGCAAGTCGTTCAAGATTTCACGGTCGATTTCCAGGTTGATTTCCTGGGCAAGAACGGCGGTCAACTCAGCCTCGGCGTCGAGGTTGTGCTGGCTGCGGAGGTCTTGCTGAGCTTCGTAGCTCCAAACGGCTTTCAACTTACGGGTCTTAGCGGCAATTTCTTCCGACTCGATGACCAAGTTGATTTCAGGCAAGTCCTGGTTGCATTCCATGTTGTACTCATAGTTGAGCACCATATGGCAAGCACCAGTAAAGTTGGTCCAATTAATGACAACTTCACCTGTGGTCACATTGAGTGTACCAGCTTGGAGAGCGGCTGTATTAACGGTGTAACCAGTTGCATTGGGGATCAACACAGCGGTAAGACCAGTGCTACCAGCGGTTGAAGTCAATGTATAAACAGCGACTGCACCGGCGTACAAAACGCCTGTTAAAGTTCCGCCCAAAACGGGTGTATGCTCCAACGGGGTGAAAGTAGCTGTGAAGGCAGCGGCACCAGCAGCGGTGCTAACAGTGCTGCTAACTTCACCTTCAACAAACTGGCTGCTGTAATAGGTGTAGAGGTTAGCATCACCAGAGGCCAACTGTTGCAACGAATTTACGTCGTCACCTGGGAAGCCTGCGTTATTATCCGCACCACGAACAGCACCCTTGTTGGAGCTATAACGGAAGCGGAGGTAATATACGAGTCCGGTTGGGCCAAGGAGGGGTTGTACTGAGACAATCTTATTGGCGATCAACTGGGGATAAATACGTCGGACCAAGGGAATACTAATTCTCTTGAATTGTGCAACGTCTGAGGTGTCGGTGGACACTTCATTGATGAGTCTTTGGTTTTCGAGCAGAACGGCGGTGCAGGATCGAACATACGGGTCGGCAATCCCTTCCATCATTCCAAGCTCGGACCAAAGGCTTTCTAACTGAGCAGCTTCGTTCAAAAATCTATCGTTCATTGTTTTTTAACCTTTATTTTTTGCTTGATTGTAAACCAGCGAGGACTCTCATTTGACGGAGATCATCACCAGTAATGGCTTCTGATAATACTGAAGCCGGTTTGTCACCTGGAGGAACTTCTTCGTTATGTTCCGCAATAACTTTTGTTTCCTTGGTAACTTTGTCGCCTCTCCCCGTTACATTCTTAGCCGTTTCCACTCTTGCATTTCTTTCTTCGGTAACTAATTTACCACTAGTTTTTGCAACGCTCTCATTGAGGGACCGAACGCTCTCATTGAGGTGCTTATTCTCTGTGGACAATCTCATATTACGAGCCTCAAGAATACGCTGTTTGCTACGCATATCTTCCAGTGTCTTGAGAACTTCCTCAAGTTTGCTGCTGGTAGCCAGTGTATAATCTTCTTGGCTGATGTAATCAGAAAGGATACTTACAACCTTATCCATTGCAACTTTATGTTCAGCAACGGTCGGGTCATTGAGCATTTCACGTCGGGCTTGCTCGTAAATTTCCTTACCCTTGACGGACAAGAACTCATCGATTTTGTCAATCATATATTCACGCATTTCGTTGAGTTTCTTATCATATTCTTCATAGATTTCGACTTCCAATTTTTCATTCTTGGAGCGTTCTGCCAGGAGCATTTGATAAGCTTCTTCATAACCTTCATCCATAGCTTGTTCAAATTCTGCCTGTTGTGTTTCCAATCTGCCTCGGAGGTCTTGGATAATGGTATAAGCTTCTGAATAGCCAGTCTCGGCAGTTGTTTCAGCCGCCTTAAGTTGATTGGCCAAATCAGCATATGCTTCTTCCAAGTTCTTGTTATACTCTGCATCCAATTCCTTTTTGGATTCTTCGAGCATAGCTTCGACGGCTGGTACAAGTTTACTCGCCTGATCTTCAGGCAATAATTTAGTAAGTGCTTCTAAGACTTTCATGAGCTTAACCTCGCTTTATATTGGTCTGTTGTTTCTTTAATTATTCCGCTTAGGCAAGCAAGAATAAGATCATCACTTATCCTATGTATGCCGCAAGCTTCATTTTTTGGTGGATTATCATAACTTTGCACGAACAAAGTCGATTCTTCCTTACCAACTACCTTCTCTTGGAATGCCGCTGTGGTGCTTGGATCAGCTACTGCATCAAAAGTGATTAAACGATAACTTTCACCAATCACAAGAATTCCGTTTTCATTTACTTTTCCGTTTCCTACGCCACGACTGCTAATTCCGATTCGTACACCGCAATTGATGAGTGATTTAAGCAATTTGCCCATTGGGGTATCAAGGATAACTCCCTCACCCATCAAAGTATTTCCTTCCCACCAAAGTTTCTTGACCATATGTGAACAATTTGAGAAGTGAATAATTGAATCAGTGGGATGGTCACATTCTCCGATGAGTCCACCCACATCAATTACTTCACTCAAACGTTGCACATTTGCCTCTAAAACTTGGCGTGGGTACATTCGTTTATTTTTATTGACAGCTTCGGCTTCCTGAAATTTACCTCTGAATTTCACGAGTTTTATTCCGCCATATTCGGTGGACTCATGTAAATCCATTTCGTTGAGAATGCCATAACCACCGTCACATATTAGGACGTTGTTATAGCTACTCCCAGGAATGCCATGCTCTAATAGTAAATTCATTGAGCCTCCTATTTATCTACAACTAAATCTTCTTCCTTACCACCATTCATCTTATATGAGTCGGGCGTTTCAGCCTTCGGCACATATGGATTCTGGAGGGCAGGCCAAGTATCCGACGAGGACCATTGGCTGGTAGCATCAGAGGCTTTATCTACGCCTTTTTCAGTTCCGGTATAATCACCGAACGGCTTGGGAATATATGGGTTTTTCAATTCAGGATAAGTTTCCCCATTGCCCCAATTCGACCAACTTCGGTTTCTCATTTCATCGGCCAAACCGCCACGATAGCTCTTGCCATCGCTTACGGGAGCGGAATCGCCCCAATCACCGGAGAAGTCAGAAGCGGGTGTGTAGCCCTGTTTGGCTTTTTGGGCCATTGCAGGATGATCGCCCACAACTGTTTGATGTGGTTTGTTAGAAACGGACCACGGACCACCAGCCAAATTGGTTTCAATTAGGTGCATTAGCCACTCAACGGCTTCTTCGACAACTTGAACACTAGGTTCAACTTCTCGTTGAAGAACAGAGGCTAATTCATTAAGATGTCCAGCAGTTGTGACTTTGACCAAATTCTCATTGGATGCTTCATAGATTTTGCGAAGTGTTTCATAAAGATCGGCATAAACAGCCAATTCTCTCTGAACATTCTCATCTACTGTTGGGAAGAATTTGCTGACAATCTCTTGGAAAGCCAAGTATTGATCGCATTCTTCGCACATTTTGGTTCCAGCCAATTTAACAATTTTTTCAACTCTATCGGTATAAACTTCCTGAGCAGTACGAAGAATACCTTCTGCCATGAAGTCACATACTTGATCGTCATAATTTGTAGCGTGAACAGTTTCCAAAGCTACTTTAATCTGCTGAGCCAACTCGGTTTGAGTAAGATAAAGCACATTAGGCCAATTGCTTACGACGTTTTCCAAAGCTTCTTCTAATGCAGTTGCGTCAGAAAGAGCATTTTGGCGTCGAAGATCATTGACTGCTTTGCAGAATTGGGCGTCTTCGGAAAGTCCCTTGGCTGCCCAACGCTTGGTTTGGCAGTCAGTATCCAACATATGATCCCACTGAAGTTGCAGCAATTTCTTCTGATTTGCAGATTCAGTCGTAGGAACTCGAAGGGCAACTACATTGCCATTTTCGTCGTGCTTGACTTGGGTATCACCAAGAACAGGACCATTTTTCTTGAATTCGACATAATCAATAGCATTTTTGCAAAGGACCGACCATTCCTTGACCGCACCCTTGCTTTGCTGAATTGCAAATTCAAGCATTTCATTTCGGCTATTTGTTTCTACGAATTTCTTGTTCTTTTTTGCTTTTTTGCAGCAACCTTCTCGGAAAATACGCTTTGTAGCTGGCAAATTCAGATAGTCGGCAAATAGACTGTCGGCTTTTCCTTTTTGCTCTTCATCTAAAAGAGAGTCCAAAACAGTTCCTAGAATTTCTTTGGACTTGACTTTTTCGCTTTCCTCATCGATTACCAATTGCTCAACGTTCTCGAATGAAACGGCTTCATTTTTGATGGTGTAATTCGCATGAATAAATGTGCCATCGGATGTTTCATAAAGAACATTTTCTGGTCCGTAACAATGAAGGGCTATATTTCCTACCCCTAATGTTTCGGCCAAAATGGGTTGTGCTCCCTTAAGCTCGGCTTCTGCCGTTGATAACGAATCTTTTTGAATCCTTTCAAAAACATCAAAGTTAATGAGCTTTCGTTTCATAATGTTTTAACTCCTAATGTGATTATTTGATTTGGGCAACTTGGCCATAATACGCAAGTATATATGCGGCATGGCTTGATTGTTAAAAACTTTTTCTTAAGTCTATATACCTTATCATAGTTATGCAGGAGCAAGCAAAAAAGCATGAAGAGTTTCAAAAAATACATAAATTTGCGAGAAGGGCTTGCCGACGAGGTAGGAGACCCAGCCGATGCACAGAATGTACAAGAGTTATTTAAGACTGTTTGGAACCGTTATCGAGATTCTTTAATGGACTTTTTAAAGGGCTTAGCCGAAGAAAACGACGATGATGACTTAAAGGCTTTAGTCAATCGACTAGGCGGCGGCGGCAAGGATTTGCCAACCATTTCTAAAGCAGAAGATGACATGCGTCCAGAAGTAGTGCCACCCACTAGTGATAGAGGTTCTGGCGAAAGCGATAATTAACCGAATTATTTTAGCCAAAAATTATTTTGTACACTTCATAAGGATAAATAGTCCTAGAGGTGTTACATGGAAAAGAAAAGCCTAAAAAAAAGAATTCTGTTTGTCTGCAAAAAGCATCATTTGTATGGTCACCACCATCATCATGAAAATAAATGTAGTGGATTATTTAACTCAGCATCATTTGTTGCTAGTTATTTAAGATCACAAGGACATGATGCAAAAGTAATCAATGCTATTGACGGCAATAACGTTGATCGCATTGTGACTGAATTTAATCCACACTTTGTGATTATTGAAGCGTTGTGGATAACTCCTGAAAAAATGCGGGAATTACTCGATATTCCAAGACATAAAAATCGTCTCTGGATCATAAGAATACACAGCAAGCTGACATTTCTAGCTTCTGAAGGAATGGCATTTGAATGGTTTGCTGGTTATCGTGAGCTAATGAAAGCACACAAAAATCTATATGTTGCACCCAACACATCAGAATTAACTGAAGACTTGGAAAATATTTTTAAACTAAGATCAATTTTCTTGCCGAATGTTTACACCAATGAATCTATGAATTTGCTTGAACATGAGCAACACAATGACAATCCACATTTGCACAAACAAGTAATCAATATAGGTTGTTTTGGTGCAATTCGTCCAATGAAAAACATTCTTACCCAAGCCATAGCAGCCGTAGAATTTGCCAAAAATGCCAATCTAGAAGTTCATTTTCACATCAATGCTGGCAGGGTGGAGCAGAATGGAGAAAGTGTTCTTAAAAATCTACGAGCCTTTTTTAACGGTTTACAGCATCATGTTTTGGTGGAGCATCCGTGGTTAGAGTATGAAGAATTTATTCAATTAGTCAAAACTATGGATATTGGAATGCAAGTATCTTTGTGCGAGACATTCAACATTGTAAGTGCTGATTTTGTTTCTAATAAAATTCCTTTAGTAGGCTCTAAAGAAATTAGTTGGCTGCCCGCAATGTTCTGTGCAGATGACACATCTACGAAAGATATTGCCGATCATTTAGAATATGCATGGACACAACCGGGCTACATGTTGAGACATTTGTCCAAAAGAGCTTTGCATGCATACAATACTGATTCCGAAGATAAATGGAATCAAGTGCTTAAAATGTGGTAATTATAACCTAGTCATACAACCATCAAAGTTCTCTAATTCTTTGAACCTATCAATATCGTCAACAATAACAAGTTCTGGGGTTGATTTACTCCAAACTGTTATGCCTAATTTTGGCTTTTCTTCCGAACAATTTACACATGTTTTTGTGTGCAATAATTCCATTCTTTCTAATGGAATTATTGCACCACATTTAATACACTTACTCTTCACTATAATCACGTTCTTCAGTGTCTTGTTCTAAGTCGTAATTTTGAATTTCAAGATCATATTTCTTGATTTCCTCAGGCGTAACTTCAGCGAGAGCCATTCCGCCATTGCCAGATGGTTTCGGATTATTTTGTACGGGGGCTCCTGCGGCTCCTTCTTCTGGCGGCGGCGGTGCTCCACCAGGGGGTTGAGTAAGATCGGGACTTGGGCCACCTGCTTCTGTGCCCATTTGTTGTTCATCATTACTTGGCAATCCCACGCCGAGAAGCTGCGGATTTTGTGCAAGAACCTGGAGTTTGAAGTCTTCCAATTTCTGAATTTTCAAACGAGCCTGCATTCCTGCCGCTTCTTCTTCGGTATATTTAAGAATTCCTGTAAGAATATCGAAGTCAGCCATAATCATCGATCCCTTGAGATTACTAGCCCAACCAATACGATTGTTCATCAACTCTTGTTTGCTAAGTTCTCTATACTCCGAAGGCGGTGTCCAAATGACTTGCAAATCCTCAAAGTCTTCTTTGGGAACTCCACGCAGTTTAAGGTGTGTTGTTATAATTTGTACAACAGCTTTAGAAAAATGAGCCTGTAATCTCTCGATAGTGCGTGCAAAACGCACATTTTGGGAAGAAAGGCTAGTCTTTGTGGCATTAGCATCTTCGGTGGAAAAGTAATTCAACGGGAACTTTAAAGCTGTAAACAATTTGTTGCGGAAATATAATGCATCATCAATTTCGCCAAGGTTTTGAGCACCCTGTAAAGTGTCAATACGAGTGTTGGTAGCATTTGGACGAATAGGCAACCAGTAATCCTCATCAATGGCTGGTGGATGCCAACGTTCTTCAACACTAGAAGCACCAGGACCGCCACCTCGGGATGGGGCTACTTTCTTTTTGCGGAACTGATCCTTGATGCGTTCCATAAAAGCTTCGGCCCTTGCGGGTGACAAAGTGCCCACGTCGATATAAAACACACGTCTTTCAGGGGCTCTTGATAATCGATAAACTACCATAGAGTCTTCCATGAGTCGTAATTGATGTGCAGGCCCTCTGGCTGCTTCGATCAATGAAACACCATAGGGATAAAAAGTACGACGATCATCGCCAATTTTTGTATGCACTATTTGATCGGCAGTAAACCTTACTGCTGTTGCTTGCATTAAATCTGCTTCAGTTGCTTGCGTTACAGGCACTCTAGTAAGGCTTTGATAATCTGGGCCTTCATTAGATTGTTGAAACTCAACCAATTTACCCTTGGTAGTTTCTATGCGATACATGCTATCTGGCGGCAATGGCAAAAGTGCCACAACACCTTTTTTGGGGTTTTCTGCATCGATAACAACTTCAAAGAAGTGATCGCCTTGAATACATGTATTTTTTACATAGTTCCAACCAACTGATGGATCATCGAAATTTAGCATTTCAGGGTGAAAACACAGAAATTCTGCTTCTTCTTTGGCGAATTCATTAGCACAACGGATTTCAAAGATATGTCCATTTTCACCACGTTGGCAATTGTGATAAACAATAGATTCGCCGCAAAAGTTCTTGTGTTTTTCTACCGATAGATCATAAACATCTATTTCTTTCCATTCTTCAACACCAATGACTCTTCTGCAATTTTCTTTCTTGCCCAATTGTCTAAGTTCTTTAAGACTAAATCCTTCTTTTTTCAAAATGCTGCGAAGGGTGTCTCGGTCATGGTGGGTAACTTTAGCCGTTTCCTCAATTGTGGCTCCCGCACACAACATACGCACAATATCTGTTGCTGGAGTTTTTAGAGATTTGCCAGTACGCCATTCGTCAACGAATTGTCTTTCTGTTTTCCAGCCATCAACCAAAGAAAATATGCGTGGGTGTTGATTGGTTTTTAATTTGTCATTAAAATAAAGATTTGGTTGCTCTCTGTAAAAGGGCATCAATTCGTCTCCGAATTGAAGTAGCCCTGTCATTGTCCAATCTCCGTTATGCAATAAAACTCGATGTTCAGGCGTGGCAATAAAATTGGTGCCATCATCTAATTTGATGCGAATAGTACGTGCAGTTTTAACTTTTCTAGCATCATAAGCCCAGCCGATAGTATAGTCTTTTTTGTCTCCATCCCAACAATAAACAAGGAATCTTTCACCTGACTTATTTTCAGCAAGCCATTTAATGGTTTGTGGTCCAAAAAATACTGTATTCACAATCATATGGCCCGCCAAACAAGTTTCATCGGCGTAGGTGTCCATGACTGCTTCTATTTCAGATACTGAACGAAGTCGTTCATATTCCTTGTAACGAGAAATACGATTTGTTACACTGGACAAATCCACAAAATCGTTAGTGTCTCTGAGTTTTATTAAACCTCTGCCGCCGCCCCAAAAACTACCATCTTGTCGAATGTCGGGGATAGCATCAGGTTGCGTGACACCCGCACCCGAGATGTCCTTCTTGGCTCGTGTTTCGATAGGATCATCTCGAAATGCATAATTCCAAATCTTAAATAAGTCTGACCATTTTGGCATAAGTTTACTTTTTCAGCCTATAATTTGTTACTATGATATATAAGAGTTTAAATTACGAAAATGAAAAGAGTTTTATTTCTAGCAAGTCACCCAGGAGCCAATGCGGAACAATTAGCCGCATTGTTGGAGCATAATCAGTGCATACAATTTTATCATACTAACTCCACCTATAAACACCCCTCAGATATAGCTGCTCTCCAGTTGTCGCCACACAAAAACACCACAACTGCCGCCATATATGCCGCCCTGTTACTGGATAACAACAATCTGTCAGGTAGAAGTTTGTATAAATTTTGTCATTTTGTTTATTTTATTTGTGGTCCAAAATTTGCCATTACAGAACTAGTAAAAACTCAAACCATGAAAAACGCTGTTGATCTATATGTTTTAAGAATACGCAGGTTATATGAAATGGCAGTACAATCCCCAGAAGCTGTATTTTTAACATGGGATAACATCCAAGGGGAAAAAGGATTGAATTTGATAGAAAATCATTTCCATCTAAAAACCCCACTACAATATAATCCCGATGGTTTTACAGAACCAAAGGATTGTGTTTTATCAAGCTATTTGCAAGAAGCCGAAGAAGCCTATGAAGGGATAATTTACCGAATGAGACAGCTAAAACACATTAGTCAATGTCAGTGATTAATGTAGGGGTTTGTTTCTCAGCCTTCTTCTTCATGTTGTCAATCTTTTTCTGTTCTTCAGAAATCATGCTGTCTATACCATCAAGCACAGCTTTGGCGTTATCGGGTGTGATAAAGAAGCTGTTCATTTTTGCCCTATAATCTTCTTCTATTGTTATCCTAGATTTTTCTCTTTTGTGTCTCTTGTCTTCGACTTGTTCTATTTCGTTTAATGTGCGTTTTAAATGATATCGAGCATTTTGTAATGCAAAATCATTTGGCAACTCTTTAAGTGCCCTTTCCAACAAAGCCTTTGATTCATCTGTATTATTTTTCATCTGGAATTACCTCAAACAGATCGTCGGGAGCAATATCAACTATTGTGTTGTGATTGTATCTCTCAGATAATGGAATATCTCCCAAGCTTCTTACACTAATTATCTTGACAATTCCATATTTCTCATTTAGCGTTTCTTGCAATGCTGTTTCAAAACTCCATGTTTCCATTTTTGTTCCTATAATTTTATCTTTACTTTTGTGTCATCTTTTGAACTAAATATTATTTCTTTAGCTGCAATTATTTCTCCAGAAAATTCATTAATTCCAATATATTTTTTCCCTTGTCCTTTTTTAACATATGCCAATGTGACATGGGGACAATACGTTGGAAATGAAGATGTGTGTTTTAATTGTTTTAACTTTTTGTTTAACTGATGCAATGATTGCCCTTGCACCTCAATTTTTACCACATCATATTTTGCATCATGTTCAAATATGGATATTTTACCAAGTGTAAATTTTATAGCATTTCCTTTTACTATTTCTTTGACTTCTTCTGACTTAGAGGTGTGTAATCCATATAAAATAGTCACATGTATCTCATTTTCTCTGCCAAAATGACTGCCCTCTTTGTATAATTCCTTTTCTGGAATATGTTTTTTACCCCAAGCAATTATCTTTTTTGCCAAGTGTTGGGGAATATCAACTTGCACGGAAGAATAATCATAACTTGTTCCGTGTTTTTCTAAATATTGTTGCCAAGTTAACATAATGTTTTTTCTTTAAAATATAGCATCCCTTTTTTGCTCTTATCTGCCAACCAAATTACTAAAATATTTTTATGAATTTCCACAAAACTACCACCCGAAAGACTTCAGGAGGTCGTCGTGACGCCTCCTCCAGACAACTGCTTCGCTTTCTTCATCCTCTTTGTCTGTGCCGAAGAAATTAAAAAATGAATCCCGTTCCTCTTCATCTTCTAATAGCATTTCATTCTCAATGCCACGCAACATCTCTTGTTTAATTTGTTCGTAAATATCTGATTTAAATATTTGAGTAGTTTCTTCTGGAATTTGTACACCCACAGGCATATCATGTAACATTTTATCTCTGATACACAAAGCAATGGAAAGAGCCATAATGGAATCGTCATGTTTTCCTTTTAATGCTTCGGCTCGTTTGGCTCTAGGGTTAAATATAAATGTTTTTAATTCTTCTACCAAACGACAACTATTAATGGCCAACGTTCCATTTAATAATTTGTTTTGTACAGCTTCTAAGAAAACAGTTCTATTATTTGGTCCCATTTTTACACCTGGGCGTGGGTCTTTCCCTTTGCCATCGAAATACAAGTTGTCATATCCCAATCCCAAGTGCAAAGCATTAGCAACAGCACATCCTACGCCATTTGATTCAACAACAATTAATGCATGGTTATACATAATGCCTATTCTCTCTAGAACCATTGAAAAAGAATTTGGAGTAATAATATTACTATAAAATTCTGCCACTTGTTCTAATGTTTTCATGTCAATTACATGAAAACAACTACTATCGCCATTTTCTTTTACACCCTCGGCACAGTCAACACCTATAATATAATCATGGGCCTCATGGGGCTCCTCCCACACCCATAATGCACCTCGTTCCCATCCATAGTTTTTTTCACCACGATTAGCCCACTGTTCCATTAAAATTCTTTTAGGAATTCTTTCACGGGTCTCTTCAATCAAGTCACTAATAATGTGAGGCGGAATAAATGTATCACCTGATCCCAAAAAGCTACGCAACACTTCTTGTTGCCAAGCTTTATCGCCCAAGTTGGTTTTAGTTTCAGCAATCCAATCAGGGCGGCAATAGTCAGGATGCTGCCAGTAATCTAAATCAATAACATGGAAGTGGTTTCTTCCCGCTTCCGCAGAGTGATATGTTTCTTCGTACCAATTGCCCAAGCCATTGACGGTGGAAATCACATAGCAAGAACCACCCGTAGCAATTGTGGGATACATGGCTTTCCAGTGAGTTTCCATATCAGGAATAAATGCACCTTCATCAATGATAAGAATTGTGATAGATTTACCACGAGCAGCGTCTGGCGTGTAAAATCTCATAGCACTACCAGTTTCTCCAAATATTTTTTCATGCTTACTTTCGCCATCCATCTTGGGCTTGAGCCAAGAGGGGAGATATTCCAAGGCTCTTTTGCTTACTTCGCCAGCAGCAATAGCTTCACGGTCAGTTTTTGACAAAACCATAATTTGTTGGTCAGTTCTAAACATACAACGCCACAAAGCCCACAAAACGGCAATAGTTGTCAAGCCTCCCTGTCGGAACTTGCTAATAATACAAAATCGATTATTTTCATATTCCTCAATAACTTTTCTTTGATACTTGTAAAGAATACAGGGAATTAAACCATCAATAGGATGGAATATTTTCACGTATTTGTGGCAAAAATATGGAAAACTATTAACACATTTGATAAATTCTTTCATTTGCCGATCTGGACTGAAGGTTTCCGGGTCTTCGGCATAAGAATCAATACCAATGTCTAATTCTAATTTGTCAAATGTATAGAATTGGGAGTATACATCATTCCATTCCTTGGCTTGCACAATTTCCGATACTTTTTGGAATTTATTGTAAAAACCAGGATCGCTGGGGGAACCGATAAACTTTAAATCGGGAATTTTAACTTTACTTCTGATAAATCTGATCTCATCAGAAATATCATTTCGTTCGTTGTCCATAATGGCGGGATCATTATCCATAATTTACTAACCTTTCAAAATATCTATGCATAAAGTTAATAAATTTAGAAAAATGACGTTGACAATTAAAAAATAAAAACTATAATTGTGTTAGGCAAGTACGAAAAAAGGAGAAAGAAATGAAAGAATATCGTATTGTTAGAGCGTTACCCGTGGCTCGCTTTTACTACACTGGCAGCCATTCTCATCCTGTACGGCGAACTGTATTAGTGATTGAGAACCACAAAACCTATTTTACAGGTCATGAAATGCGTGAGGGTTCTGTTGTCAGAACTAAGATTTCTCAGGCCCCCATCAAGAGCTATTCTAAGAGTAAAATAGCCAAGATTGGTCAATGTGGTCTTCGTTTGCGAAAAAGAATTCCACAAAATATGCATACCCACAGCACCTATGAACGACGCAAATTGATAGATTTGGTCACCCGTGGGGTGTAAGTATGCCAAAATATTGGGACGATGAAGACGGTTGGCATGACCGTCTTCATCGTCAGTCAGAAACTGAATTAAAAGAGAAGACAATGAATGCTAATGATTTAAATTTAATGGCTTTTTTGCTCAACAAACTCAACATGACCTATGCTGAAGCTAAAAAAGAATTTTTAAATCAAGCTGAAGTCAAACCAGTTTGTAGGAATATAGAAATTTCCCAGGAATTGGTTGAAGTCATGACAGAACCAATGGCTCAGTTATATCGAGTTATTCCCATTAACTATGAGAATGAAACTAATACATTGACTGTTGCTGCTGCCATTATCAGCAAGTCAATTGAAGAAGAGTTGCAAACTTTTTTGGGATGCAATATTAAAACAGAAATCTATACAGAAGAAGAAATAAACAAGGCTTTGAATCACTACTACAATTTGAGTGGCTGCTGTGATTGTGATTGCTGCTGTGAGCCCTTCGAATTTCCAGATTGCATGGGCAGGGAATTATAGATGCAAAATATTGATCCTGACATCTAAATACCTATAATTGAAACAAACAGGAAGCAAAAATGTCATATTATCAAAACGTTTTTCCACAAGAATTTATAGGTAACTGGGTCTTAGGCGATAGGCAAGCCAGTTTATCTTTTAGATGCCCAGCCAATACAGGTCGGGGCGATGAAGTTGTTCAGAGTTATGGCAATCCGACACTTACAGCCGGTGATCCAACATTCAATCTTTCAGCCAATGATCCTGAAAGCAATGCCACCACCAGTCTGAGAATTTGGTACGCCAGAGATTTTGCCACGGGATTTAAGGGATGGACACAACTAGCAGTTGTTATCGCTGGCCCTGGTGCCACTGTTCCCACAACCGCTGCAACAACCACGCCAACACAAATAGTAGCCAATTTAAATGCTGATACGACTTTTGCCACTATGTTTGTTGCAAGTGTTGGAAATAATGGCAAAAGTATAGTCATTCGACAAGCCATTCCAATAACTCAGTTGAAGTTCTATATTGACAATAGAGCAGCAGAAACCATTTTGTTGTTCAATGCTCGGGCCGGGGTAGCAGAACTTCCCTGCTATTTTGATAGGCACACAATTCGACAAAGATTTGCTTATATTGATGGCATGAATCATTTGATTGATCTTTCTCACGATATTACTAATGTCAGTGTGGCCAATCCTGGTGTAATAACATCTTTGGCTCATGGCTTGGCAAATACTGATCTAATTACCATTGACAATTCCAATTCAACTGGATCACTCGATACAGCCAGTGTTGCAGTGGCAAATGTTACTGCTGACACTTTCACCACAGGTGTTAATGTCACTGTATTGGGTAATTATGGCGTGTGGGCAAGATTAGTAGATTTTAATGTTATTACTAACGCAACCGATAAAAATGGCAATACCTTAGGATATAGTTTAGCTACAACCAAGAGAGATTACCAACTTCTTGCTGGACGTTCTGGAATATTTAATTTCCAAAAAATTACAGTGGATGCAATTGGAACTGGTAGAATTACTAAAATTATTGAATACCCTGCGGGGGCGGTAGCTGGCAACATGGGAAGACTGATCGAATATAAATATACGGATGCTAAAACAAATCCCGATATAATCACCGAAGAGCCTTATGTTTTGACAAACGCTGATTTGGTAACACCACCAGTCGTCTAAGAGCCCATGTCTCTGAATAATATGTGATGTATGCCTTGCATTTTGTATAGTGCATTTGGCTCTTCATTTGTGCGATAATGTTTATCAGTAGAAATATTCATTTCTATTAAAGATGGTTTTATAGGTATTATAATTGGGCTTGAGCTTGAGCTTGAGCTTCCAGCGGCACCACCACTTGAGCTTGAGTTTGAACTGGAGCTTTTGCTTGAGCTTGAACTAGAGCTTTTGCTTGAACTCTTTGAACTGGAGCTTGAGCCTGCTTCAATCACAATGAGTGGTGTGCTTGGATAACCGCCTAGTATATCAAAACTATTATTGGTAATTTTAAAGGCGTATGTACCAATACTTGTAAACTTTAAAGACCACACCCACTCTGCGTACATATTCAAAGTCATATTTACCTGAGTAGCAACACTGTCCATATCATTTTGCGTTCCAAATCCAGCATAAGTACCCTCTGGTGACAATAAAGAGTTGCCTGTTCCTGTACTATCTGTGATATAGTCTGAACGCCAAACAACTACTGGTGTTGCTACTCCAATAGCATAATAATTTGGGCTGTCGATGGGTTTGGAATAATATAAACTTGGGGTAAGAAGAGAGCTTCCTCCACCTGTTGCAGTTGCCAGCTTGATTCTAATTCTGTAATTAGTATTTGTAACACCAGCAGCTTGAGTGTTTTCGTCCGCAAGTGGATTCTCACCAACGCCTAATGCGTGGTCATCCAAGTACCAACGATAACCAGTTTGTGTATATTTTAATCCTGCCATTGTTTTCCTGCTTTAAGAGCCCATGTCTCTGAATAATATGTGATGTATGCCTTGCATTTTGTATAATGCATTTGGTTCTTCATTTGTGCGGTAATACTTCTCAGTAGAAATATTCATTTCTATTAAAGATGGTTTTATAAGTGATGTAGCCGATGAGCCTGATGATCTTGATGAGGATGAGCTTGAGCTTGATGAGCCTGCGGGAACATTGCCACTACTTGAACTTGAACTTGAACTTGAACTTGAACTTGAAGGGGAAAGCTCAATCATAATGCGTGGAATTTGCGGATAGCCTCCTGCTATATCACTTCCAGCATTTGTTATTTTAAAGGCATATAAGCCAATGTTTGTAAATTTTAAACACCATTCCCACTCCGTGTATTGACCATTACTCAGCGTCACCGTAGGAGCAACATTGTCTATATCATTTTGTGTTCCTTGTTGAATATAACTAAGTCCACCTGATGATAATAAAGAGCCACCCACTCCAGTACCATCAGTAATATAACTTGAAGGAGAAACAACTACTGGTGTTGCTACTCCAATAGCATAATAATTTGGGCTGTCGATGGGTTTGGAATAATATAAACTTGGGGTAAGAAGAGAGCTTCCTCCACCTGTTGCAGTTGCCAGCTTGATTCTAATTCTGTAATTAGTATTTGTAACACCAGCAGCTTGAGTGTTTTCGTCCGCAAGTGGATTCTCACCAACGCCTAATGCGTGGTCATCCAAGTACCAACGATAACCAGTTTGTGTGTATACTATTCCCGCCATTATTTTTATCCCTCAACTATATAGTGATATATGACTAAAGAAGAAATCAAAGAAATTGTTTCTGAGACCATTGAGCAACTTCATTCAAGATCGATGTTGACAAGCTATGGCATAAAAACAAATAAGTGGAACATTGTGGGAATTGTAATTATTGTAATTCAAGTAATTGCAATTAGTTATTTTATGTTCTTTTAAGCTCCCCACAAGCGTTTCATTTTTTCAACCCAAGCCAATTTGCTTCTTTTTTTGGTTTCAATCAACTTGCGGTTGTGTTCATTTTGACGTTCTTTGAATAATTTACGGCCTTGCAAATATAATTTTTCTATCATTTGCTGCCATTCATCAACGGGAACATAAGACTTTAAATCCCCTCCCAATTCTCTATACACTATTGTTCCTTTGTATAAAACTTTGATTTCGGATTCGTCATCTTTAAACCAAATTTCGAGAGGAAATCCTCTGCTCAAACCATCGAAATGCCACCCTTCATTATTTGTGCCAAACATGGAAATGTTTTCTGGAACATTCCATTCCGCCCCATCGGGCAATCCTCGTTCTTCTGTATCGGCTGTTGGCAAATTATCGTCTTCTAAATTCATATAATCATCTAAAAGTGTTTCTGTGTAGAATTTACCTCCCCCAGTAGTATGTCTTACTAGAGGTTCGCCCATTGTTTTGAGGATAACGCCAAACTTGCCTTTTAAGCCCATGTAATCTTTGCGTTTGGCTTCTAAAATTCGCAAATCCCGAATCTTTTGTTCGTGTTCGTTCAATTTTAAACCTCAATATTTTTCAATTCGCCATTAAGATATTTGATTGCATTAATCAAAGTATCAACATTGTCTTGAGCATGGCCGAGCATCACATTACAATGATGACATATCACTCCTCTTACATTACCAGTTGTGTGATCGTGGTCTATAACTCTTTTGCACTTTTTTCCATCTATTCGCTTTTTAGAAGTTGCACCTTGTATAAACTCTCTTTCACAAATTGGGCAATTAGTCAAAGAATAAACACATTCAATTTGATCTGCATTTAATTTATAGCGAAGACCAGTTAGTATTTTTTTATACTCCTCGGTGTTATATTTTTGATATTTATCTGGATTAGATTGTCGTCTTTTGCGTTGTTTTTCGGCAAGTTCTTTCTTATGTGCGTCTTTCCACTCTTTTTGTTTGCCATACACTTCTTCTTTATGCAACGATCTATATTTAGCACCATATGCTTTTGATTCTTCTTTATGCGATGCTCTATATTTAGCATTGTATAATTTTCTTTTTTCTTTGTCGGTCATATTACCACTCCTCCATGCATATTTTTCTCATTAGCTCATCATTTGGAAGGCTGTTCCAGCCATCTTCGGTTGCAGGCAGAAGATTGATTTCTAGTTTTTGGCCTTCTGTTACCTTGCTCTTAATTACAACTTTTCCGAATTTGGAATATTCTACAACCGATTTTCTTACTACATCTGATACGGTGATTTTTTTTCCGCACAGCATTGAAATTATTTGCGACAATTTTTCTAAATGCTCCAGCAGGGATTCTTCCATCAATACATTGACTTGTTTCATGCTTACTCCTTCTATATTTCTATATCTCTATATTATATATGCACCAAGATTTAATTTTAATATGAATACATAAATAAAAAAGGAGACCTCTATATGTGGCAATGGTTAATAAAAATATGGCAAAAAATACAAGATTTATTTGTGGTTGTACCGAAGCAACAAGTTATGCCAACACAAATAACTTTTCAAGCAAATGATCCAACAACACCGGATTTAAGATTTGTGGTTCCTTGTCCTTCCGATCCATTACCATTGCAGATTACTGTGGTTGGTTTAAATTCCCCAGCGGAATGGGGGACGGCAGAAGGAGACGCCGCCACAGTATTTGTTACGCTCGCAACATTATTGGAATACTTAAAAAAGATGTTTAGTAAACCAACACACTGGGCAGCCGCTCCTATACTTCAGGTTGTGCCAAGAGCGGGCAAACAATTAAATGCTTACTATGATCGCCAATCCCTGAGATATTTTTTTGACCAAGATCGTCATGGGAAAATGATCTATTTGTGCGAGTCTAGTGAAGTAGTTGCCCACGAATGCGGACATGCTATTTTAGATGCCCTTCGACCAGATTTTTGGAGCACAGCTTCCTTGGAAACATTTGCTTTTCATGAAGCATTTGCGGACATCACAGCAATGGTTGCCACGATGCAGTGGGACCAAGTATTGAACAAGGCAATTAAAGACACAAATGGCAATTTGCATCAATCTAATGTTGTTTCTATGATTGGCGAAGATGTGGGACTTATATTAGGAATGCAACAGGGCTTAAGAAATGCATTCAATACTTTTTGCTACACTCCACCAGAAAACTTGCCAGAGAGTGCCCCAGACAATCAATTATCTGGAGAATGTCATAACTTTGGCAGAGTGTTTTTAGGAGCATGGTATGAATTAATGGTCAATATTTATGATTATCACAAAACCGTAGGCATGGATGCAAAAACAGCACTCACACAAGCTAGAGATGTGGCATATTTATTGCTTTTAAATGCCGTTGTTCAAACCCCTAATACACCAAGATTACACGAAGCCATAGCGAAAATAATGGTTTCTTTGGCATCTAAAGATTACCAAGAAATTGTTAGAAAGACTTTTGCTAAAAGAGGCTTGCTTGGAGAACATAGTTTATTTGCAATGTCGGGTGTTACATGGGATCAATTTGCGGACAAAGATAAAGCTCGTATCATAGAGGGCAATACCAAATTTGCAGTTGTGTCCCCCGAGAAAAAAACCATGCATCTTGCCCATCACGTTTCTAATGAACGCCTGTCTGCACTAGCAATAGGTGGCTATAATTTAGGCAATGTAAAAGTAGAATTTGCTGCGGATAAATTCTATGAATTCGATGAGGGCGGCAAATTAATTAGCATGTTTGCTCCCGAACAAGAAGAATTAGTTCAAATTACACAAAAAGCCGTAACATCTATCACCAGTATTGGTCCTCATGAAGACACAATGTGGAAAGTAGAAAACGGAAATTTAGTAAGAACATATTACGAATAGACTTGCAATAAATTAAATAATTTATTAGAATACAATATAGCACCGTACCAATAGGAGCACAATATGGATTATTGGTTTGAAGAACGAGAAGAACCTTATTGTTTTATTAAACCTTCTCAGTTGGCTAATTGGCGTTGGGAAGAAGTAGAATGTGATGAAGAAGAGGATGAATTAGACGAAGATTTCATCAATTGGTTTGAAGATTAGTTTTTCTTCATCTTTTTTAGTCTTCTTTTTAATTTTGACCAGCCTGTGGGTGGGTCTTCACCATTATTGTATTGAGGTAGGGCACCAGGGCCTGCCACCATAGGGTTTTCTTTAGGGGGTGTTAAGCCGCCACCAACACCTCCTGTTTGCCCTACTTCCGCTAACCACGTTTTGAATCGCATAACCTATATAGTATTATGAAACACATCATTGAAATATTAGAAATTAAGCATTTGTCCAAAAACGGCACAGTGCTATGGGAAGCATATAATTTGCCAAATACATTACACATTAGTGGAGAACAGTTTATTTTGTTGGCCACATTTGTAGGAGGCATAACTAACACCTACATCCCAGCATCTTATTATTTTGGGCTGGACAATAGAACATCTTTAGATACTGCTGATACTCTATTGACAGCAGCAGCTACAGAACCTGCAACATATGGTTATAACAGAGCGGTAGTGGGCTCTAGTGGTCAGTTTATCGTATCTGTTGCTATGACTGGACATAATATAGCAACCAGCCCCATTGTAACATTTTCTGCTATAGGTGGGCCTTGGGGTCCGGTTAAAAATATGTTTTTATCCACCACAGCTAATAACACCGGATATTTAATTGCTTCCGTACCCTTGTTATCCAGCATAACATTGAATGCTGGGGAACAAGTGAGTGCAAGAATTGGATTGGGATTAAAAGACTGTCCCTAAACTAAAGACTTTTGCAGCAATTCTATTGGTTTTATTTCCACAAAATGTAATACACTGATTTTTTTCACTTCGGTTTGATGAGAAAATGACAGATAACCATCAGCCCCGCCATCAATTAAATCCAATAATTGATTTGGATTAGGTCGAGTGTTCTTTTCATACCATTTTGCTTTGGCATCTTCATCCATTGATCGCCACACATCATTAGGCATCAATTCTTTCCAATATTGATTACTTGTCGGTGGAATAGTAATAACGTGACCAGTTGGGGCTGGTTCTATTTTTTTTGGTTTACCATTATTGCGTAGAAGATATTTACAAAAGATTTCTTCTGCATCGTGTGGCAAACGTCCTTTTTTTACCCACACAGGGATACTCACACCAACAACGGTGATAGAATTGCCATTATACAGTGCATATCGTTCCTCTCGGGTGAGAAAAACATTATGTGATATGGTTAGAATTATCGCCATTGTTTTCCATTCGCATAGAAAGGACACATATTTTTCCAATCACAACGTCGGCAATGTTCCCCGACTTTGCCTCGGGCTTCATCGGGGGGCATTGCCTCTATTTGTTGATGAGTCTTCAACAAATGCTGTTCCACGTCCAGCAGCGACTGTTGGCCAAATCTGGCTCCTATGAGATCACCTCCCTCAAGATAATAAAGGGCTGCTTGGATATTCTCAGCGGGAACATTAAACTTCTTTTGTACAACTCTTGCATAACAACGCAACTGAATATCTTTTGTTATTGTCTGTGGAGTTTTTCTCCACATGCCTTTTTTGGTGGTTTTATAGTCAACAATCCAAAACTTATTGTCTTTTTCAATTAATCTGTCAATTACTCCCGTGATTAGCTTGTTATTGGGAGGATCAAGGTCATAAGTAAACGCAAATTCCGTTTCCCCTGTAGTGCCCAGAATTTTAGTTATTTTTTCAATAGACCGCAAATGCCCAGGCATACGATCCTTATATTCTGGTGGAATTGGTGGACAATAAGATTTCTTACCAAATCTTTCTTCAATAGGAGTCTGTCCAGATAATATTTCCTTTGTTACTTCATTTAATGGTGTTTCGCCCTTGCGTTGCACATATATTTCTGCAATACGGTGAACTACCTTTCCGTACACAAAGTAAAAAGGTTCTGACACAGGAGAAGGTAGTTTTAGGTGATAACGACACTTATAAGAAAAAGGACATTGGTGGAAACAATCCGATCTACTGACGCTAATATGTTCTATATTCATTTAATTTCCTTTATAACAAATTTGTTTATTGATTTCAAGTAATTTTCAATATCTTTTAAATAATATCTTCTGTGCCCGCCCATAGTTTTCATGCTCATTAGTTTGCCAGAAAGCTCCCAATTACGAAGTGTATTGGTGGATACTCCAAGCATATCAGCCGCTTCTTTGGGAGAAATAAATTCACTCATATCTTAAATTTCCTCAAAAATTGAAATTTCCAATACTATATAATAGTATGAGAAAATTAAATTACGAATATGTTAAAAAATATTTTGAAGAACAAGGATGCGTATTATTAGAACAAGAATATTTCGAAGCCCATGCCCACATGCAATATATTTGCAGTTGTGGTTGCCAATCATCTATAACATGGGCAAACTTCAACAGCGGCTACAGATGTAAATCATGCGGTCATAAAAGATCAGCAGAGAAATATCGTCTCTCTCAAGAATATATTTTGCAATATTTTAAAGATCGTGGATGTGTATTACTAGAAGAATATATTGACGCAAACAAACCAATGCAATATATTTGCAGTTGTGGGAATAAGGACAAAATACGATTTTCTAAATTTAAACAAGGACAAAGATGCCGAACATGTAAATATGAAAAAATCAGAGAGAAAATGAAGCAACGCAAGGGTACTTCAAATCCAAGGTGGAATCCAAACCGTGAATATGTACAATTGAATAAATTAATGCACATAAAATTCAGAAGTATGGTAGCAAATATATTGGACGCTACCGACAAGAGAAAGAATTGCAAAAGTGCGGAATTGTTGGGTTATACTAGACTGGAATTACAGGAACACCTGATGCGACACCCTAATTGGGATAATATTAGGCATCATAAGTGGTCAATAGATCACATTTTCCCAATCAAGGCATTTTTAGAACACGGAATAACTGATCTAAAAATAATTAATTGTCTCGAAAATCTGCGACCTATGTTGTGCAAGGAAAACATATCTAAATCTTCTAAGTATAACAAGGAAGATTTTCGATTTTGGCTAGCCACAAAGGGAATTGAAAATGCGGTCTACTAATCAACACTATATAACAAAATCATATTTAAACAACTTTTGCCATCCTTCAATTGGGCAACATGCCCTCTATCCTTATCGTAAGAACGGCGGGGCATGTAAACCAAGAGGAACAAAACAGCTAGGAAGTGCTATTGATTTTTATGTCCAACGGATTAATGGTGAGTTAAATAATCAGTTAGATGAAATGAGAGAGATAAGTGAACGTCTTTTGTTTTGCAAGGATAAAAGTCATCCAAGTCCACTAACCAAGTGTGTGAAAGATACTGAGAAATCTTTTGTTCCTGACGATGAAGCGAAAGAGCATTTTGCTGGTGCTGCTGCCTTTTTGCACTGCGGATCACCAGTTCAAGTTCATAATTCGGCAATGACTGGGCTATGGGCGATGCAAGTAGAGATATTTAACAGAATAAACGCACCAGAAACGTTGGAATTTTATAAAGAGCGGTTTGGAGATGCGGCGGAAGCACAGAGAGACAAAGACCGTAAAGAATTGTTGGCAGGGGAACTTGTTATTGATGTTGGCAACGAAAATCACAAACAACTTGGTTTTGAATCATTCCAATACCAAGAATTATGGATGGATTTTATGTGTGCTATGAGTTTGACTATTATGCACAGCCATCATTTTTTTATTACAAGCGACAATCCAGTTATTTTGTTTTCTCGATCAAAAAAAGGAATTGATAATGTGGGACTAAAAATGAGAGATGCCGAGATTTGGTTCCCAATTTCTTGGAACAAAGGGCTGCTCTGGAGGTGGGGCAAACATCCAACGCACCATCAGACAGGATATTCTGAAAATTGCGTCCTTAACCGAAGGGAAATTGATGGATGTTATAAATTTGTTTATTCGCCTTTGCAGTCGGATTGGTTGGAAAAAACTTCTCACCAGACCAATTTTAATCCTTTGATTGGATATTATGGATGTTTAAATAATTTCTTTTCTCATGCAAAGCCGTGTTATGACGCTCAAACTGGTGAGTTATTAGATGGAGAAATAATAGAGGTATTCGCAGCGTTAAAGCACGCTAATAAACCAGATATTTTGGGCATTTAATTTTTTGTGAATACAATATATAATTTATGCAATTTAAGGAATGGCTAGCTCGAAAAACTTATTATCATGGTAGTTTTGACAAACTGCCAAATGGCACTATTTTAAGGCCCAACCCCAATTACGTTCAGCACTGGGGCAAAAATTCATTTTATCAAATTTTAGAAAAACACCGCCCACCCAATATGATTTCTCACAAAAACGCTGTGTTTATGTGCGACAATTCAGATGATGTAGGGTTGGCAGGCGGTGCAGAACGTTTTATTTATGCTGTTCAGCCCCTTGGACCTGTTCAAAAACATGATCTCAATTGGTCGAGCGAAATCAGCATGCTAACAGATATGTTGGCAAATGGAGAAGAAACTGATAAGGATTCTTTAAAAAGAGCAGCCGCCCATTATTGGCGTGGTGATCCACACCCCAACGAATCCGTCTGGGAATATCTCACAACCTACGCTGTTATTGTTGATTTAGTTGAAGAAGAATGATATAATGTGCGTATGAAAATCTCTGCCGATAAGTTTATTGATTGGGCCGAAAGTCGCTTTGATTCTGTGCTGGTGCATGGAAATGAAGTCAAGTTAAATTCTATTTTCACGGATGACACCCACCACAAGCTTTGGTGCAACACCAACGGTGGCAAAAAAGGGCAACCGCCCTGCTTCCAATGCTGGAAAACCGGCAACAAAGGGTCGTTAATAAGTCTGGTTTGCTTAGTGGACAATTGTGACTATGAAACTGCTCTTGAAGCTCTGGGTGGCGAAAACATTGTTCTTCTCAACCTTGAGAGAAAACTAAAAGAATTTTTTGATAATAAAAACAAAAAACCGGAGGAAGAACAAGAGGAAGAAGTTTCCAACACTCTGGCTCTGCCGCCTTTCAGTAGTTTAATTACAGAATTGCCGGTTTACAACTTCCATCGAGTACAAGCAGAGGTTTATTTGTTTGATCGTAGATTGCCAATAGAAGGATTATATGTGACCACAGGGGGTGGGCAATACAGGCAACGTGTGGTAATTCCTTATTATGACCGCAATGGCATTTTAATTTATTTCAACGCACGATACATTGGTAAATTACCAAACGTCAACAAATATTTAGGACCAGACAAAAAAACAGGAGTCGGAAAAGAAGATGTAATTTACATGCCTAAATGGCCTTCATTTGGTTCTAAGGTTTATTTAACCGAAGGGGAGTTTGACGCACTCTCTATTTGGCAGAGTGGCAAGGGAGAATTATATGCTGGGGCTTTTGGTGGCAAAAATCTTTCCGAGAAACAGGTAGAAATGATACGTCATTATTTGCCTGTTTTATGCCTAGATACAGACAAGGCTGGCAAAAGTGGTTTAACCAAAATGGCAATGATTTTACGATCCAAGGGGTTGACACCCACATTTGTTCGACCGCCAGCAATCTATAAAGACTGGAACGCTATGTTGCAAAAAATAGGATCAGAGGCTTTGGTGTTTTACATTCGATCAAAAGAAAAGCCTTTAGATGATGCCGCTTTGATGCGATTATTGGCCTAACGCAAAGACATAGAAAATGCCGATTGGCCATTTTTTTGACCAAGGAACGTTGGTATTCTGGTGCTACGTTCTTCTCGCTCAAGTTTGTGAATTGCTGCCCAGAGAACATCTTTAAATTCTGGGGTAGCTCGCTCAAGTGCTTCGTCTACACTTTTCCACGCACTGTCTGTTTTTGCATTTGCTGCAACGGCATACTCCAATTTTCCTTTTGAATCTCTTCGTATTATATAAAATGTTTTTCCGCTTAAAAAAGAGGTTTCCGTCTGTTCGTTTATTAGTTTTTCTAAAAACTCAAAGAATGTAAGCATTATGATTTTATATATGAATACAACTCTAATAATTGCATGAAAAACATAGAGTATTTTGTGGGTAAAATCTGTTCTGTTTTTACAACACCCCTCAACAGAGATTTCAAATTAGAAGGACCAAACAGCCTTGAGCAATTATTGCACTATTTTTTAGGAACAATCGATTCAGTAGACGATCAGGGAATATTATTGTCACAACGCAATGGACGCAAAGCATATGTGTTCAAAAGCCACTTGGTTGCCATTGCTGAAGAAGAGGTGCTTGATCCTGACAATCCAGAAGACGCAAAAATTATCAGAGAAATGAAGCCCTTGTCAGGCAAAAAATTGCCGCAGTCTTTGGTGCCAACGGAAATACCCGTGCCCAAAAAAGAAATCACGGAGATAAAAGTGCCCAGTTTGTTGAATATTGATTCGATGGCTGCTATTGCCGATAACCTTAAAAAGAACTTTGGTCAAAATGTTTGAGCTTGAAAAACAAAAAATATATTTGCAGGATTGCCGCAACTTATCCGATCTAGTGCCCAAATCAATAGATTTCATCTTTACAAGTCCACCTTATTGGAATTTAAAAAAGTATGGTGGTCCCAATTCTATTGGTGAGTCAGAATATGAGCAGTATCTTGATGATATGAATGTGGTGTGGAATGAGTGTTATCGTGTATCCAAGCCCACGGCAGTATTAGTAATCAATGCAAACATTCGTCGTCATGAACGTAAATTATATCCTATTCCATTTGACATAGTTGCAAGAATGAAAGGGTGGACATTATGGGATGTGAATATATGGTTCGTTCCAAATGCTCGCACACAATGCAAGACTTATATGGAAAGGCTACTAGACAATAAGTTTGAACACATTCTTGTTTTCACCAAAGATAATAATCAAGATTATCATTTTTCCAAACCAAGAATTGCACAAAAGGAATATCGCATTCGCAAACGATTTGGAAAAGAATACATAGAATATGATCGTAGGGAAAACAAAAAAAACAAGAATGGGAGATGTGTTGGAAATGTTATCCGCATACCTGCTTATCGTCCACCTCCCATCAAGCAAATGAATTATCATGTCGCTGCTTTCCCAGAAGACTTAGCTGCTTTCTACATACAGCTTTATACAAAGGAAAACGATGTGGTTTTGGACCCATTTGTGGGCTCAGGTACGGTATTAAAGGTGTGTAGGACAATGAATCGCAATGGTGTTGGGTATGAAATCAACACCAATTACGAAGATTTGATAAGAAATAGGATTATGGAAAAATTTACTGTTCCTAATTGGGAGGAATTGAATATTTTAACATAAATAGACATATGGACAATAAAATGAAATTTTCACAATGGGCGAACCTTTCTCCCCACAAAAACCTGAAATTCCACAAATTCTGTCAATTTAAGGAATTAGACGAAGACACTTTAACAGAGATGGCACGCCTCAGGATTACCCAGGGGATAGAACGCCCAGAATTTAGGAAAGTTCCATATCTTCTTGATGGATTTGTGATTTTCTGTTTATCACAACTACCGCAGTCGCTATGGTCTGAGGCGTTGACTTATTTACATGATTGGGGAATATACAAGGTTCAGCAAGAAATGAAAAATGCTGGTATTCAGCCTCTTATGCGTGGAGAAACGTCCTATCTTGGTATCACAGGTGGAACACCAGAAGAAAAAGCAAAATATGATGAAGTACGCACTTATTTGCTGAGGAAAAAACCATATGATTTCATTACATTATCAGGACACACATTTCTTGTTGTTAGTCCAAATAATTATCATCCTATTGCCTATATGTATATGAAAATAGACAATAGTGCCAACGATGAGGTGTTACAACACCAAGAAAGTCTCAGCAAAACAGACAGAATGGAATATGAGAAGGCAGGACATGGGCTGCATAGTGGGTTTTTAAATTCCTTCGATCCCCCCGAAAATAAAGATGGCACATACATACACCACGTATGGACAGGTTATAGAGGTTTAAATCAAGGGTCGGCTTCCAAGTGGTTGTCTCGATATTATGATAATTTGCATTGGTATCATATGGCATCTAATCAAGATATAGACGATCCAAACAAAGTACAAAAGAGAAGAGATCAATACGAAGCCATCAAAAAAGACCCGTTATTACTTCATCCGAGAATAAAACAATCGGGGGCCACGCCCAGAAGAGAATCAGCATTGCCCATTCTTTCTGGAGGTATGTTGCAAAAAGATGTGGGAAAACTGAATGCTTATAGGAATGCCGTTGTCAATAATTCGATGAGTCAAAAGATGCGTGAAAAATGGCAAATAGTAACCTCCCCAGAGGGACGTACCAACATAGAAATAGGTATAGCTGCGGGCCATAATCATGTGTTTAACACCTTTGAAATTCCGTTGCAAAAAGCCGCTCAAATTAAACAACTTTTGCAAAACCCAGAACTTACAACGCTTGCTACGAACGCAGGTAGTTATTCAACTTCAGAATATATTGCAGAAAAAGTTGGAATCGAAGGAAAGAAAGTTGGCAATTTCACCTATACTCCAAAACAAATTATTGATGCGATTGCAGCCGATACCAAAAAGTTCGATGCTTGCGTATATCCATATTGGGATTCAGCAGGCAAATTACACAGCAATTCCACAGAAGGGCAGCATCCATATGTTCAAACCAAAATTAAGGTGGCTCCCGAAAAGTTTATTCCAAAAGAATCCTACATGCAGCAGCACACACACCAATTGTTAGCTACAGTAGCAGAAGAGATGATAGATTCTTATAAAAAAGCTATAGACGGCAATGAAAATGAAGCTTCGGAAACAAGAGTTAACCGACAGAAGTTTTTAATGCTTTTCAGAAACGCAGATATTAAGCCAGAAGCATCAGAAAACGGAGAGTACAGTCAAGATTTTCCAGCAGCCATCAGAAACTATGCCCAACAACTAAGAAATGCTGAGCCTAGAATTATGTGGCCAAAAGAATATGTCACACAAGAGCTTACAAATGCTGGCTACAATTTGTATGCATATAAAGCTAAAAATAAGGAACTTAAAACAGAAGCACAAGAAGAACCACAAGAACAAGAACCACAAGATATACAACAACCTAAACGAATTCAAAACAAGTTAAAGAAAGACCCATCAGAAAAGAGAAAAAATAAAGATTGGACTCCGCTTATTGATGGTATGGAAACAGCTTTGTTGGCCAAATCATTTAAGTATTGGTTGCAGTATTTAAGGGGACGAAAACAAGGAGAGTTTAACATGTCCGTACCTGCCCCAATGGCAGAACTCCCAAATAGCTTAAGTCAAGTTACTGAATTATTACAAGAGTTTATTGATTTTAACAACAAAAAATCAAATCATATTATACAGAACACTAAAACCGCCAATGAATTTGATTATTCTTTAAACTTTATACATGACAAAGGAGAGGAGTATGTGTCCTCTGGATGGGATACGCAACGTGGCGATCCTCTCACTATTTATGGTGATGATGAGGACTATGCCGATCTTCTCAAAGTTTGCGATGAAACTTGGGTTATTCTCAAAGCTATGGCAGCCGTTAAAGGCTTTTTAATAGGAAGTTTACGAGACCAAAAGCTACAAGAGGAAGGACAAAATTCACAAAGCAAACTAACATCTATGCTACATCCTGACAACAGAAACATTCTTATAGCATTAGATGATGAGGTGGCAAGCGAAGCATTGTCTGAATTCAAACATACAAAAATAGGAATAAAGCCAGTGTTTAATTACCTGAGACTGAGAAGGAAGCTCATAAAAGAGGGAGGAAAAATCGATCAAGCAACCGGCGATTTAGAGAATGTTAGAAGAAAAAATCCGCTTGTTCAACATTTTGAAAAAGCCCAAACAGAATTTTTAACAGTATTACACGATAATGTTCAAAATTATGTAAAACGATTGTGGCAATTGGATTTAGGATACGGCTCCAGAAGAACAGTGGGAAGAGGCCCAAAAACACAGCAAGGTGGCGAAATGTTTGATATAGGTGGGGGCAAAAAAGTAAGTGGCAAATCTAGTGAGCAAGAACAATTGGAATCTAGATATGGGGCGGCAGTAGCGTTTTTAATGGAGCCGAAAAAAGACCGATCTTTGCCGGAAAGAGGGAAAGAAATCGAAGGTCAAATATTTAGTACAAGTCTGCGACGACAAAAGGCAGAATCTGATGAACATATTAGAAAAGTACAAAATGGATTGTTGCAAATAGAAAAAGCAACAGGGGTGAGAGTTGATCGCAAAACGCCTGGATTTATAGATGAGGTTATGAGACTTGTTCAAGCTATGCATACTTCAAGGCAAAAATCACTCAGCTACGTTGTTGAGGTTGCCGAACGTGAAAAATATCATGCGTTACAAAACTCGCCAAAATTCAAAAGTATGTCCCCCGATCAGGTTGAGGAGGAAGTTAAGGCATATGGACGACTCAAAGCCAAAATGTTTATGGATCAATTAGATCAAATACATACTCTTTGCCCAACTATCGATATAGTAGCACAAAAAATGGGAGATAGATGGAGGGTATTAAACAGAGCCTCAAGACAAATTTTGGCAAATATGCAATATACAATTGAGAAAAATTTCTTTGATGGACAAGGAAATCTCAAACCAATGGCAGAAAAGGGTTTTAAAGCATATTTGAAAACCTTATCTGAAGTTTCAAATTATGCACTAACAGGTAATACTCCATCCTATAATCCAAAGTATACCGAAATAACTGATGCCATCGATGAAATCACAGAAGAAATTGAAAAAGCTCAAAAGGCAAAGAATGTCTCAGAAGATCAAAAAGTGCCATTTAGATTGGGCTTGCGTAGATTTACTGCCCTTTTCTATAGTGTTCTTAGACAACATACCACGACTATTGCCGATTCCAGAAAAGACACCATAGAAACAGATTTAAAATCTCTTGCTGATGATAGGGTTTTATCTGTGGATAAAGGCTGGTTAGGCACTGCCGAAAAGGTATTGGAAACTAAAAATCATTATGACCAGCCTATTCCTGCTGATTTATTTGCAAAATACGCAGCAAACATACAGAGGGCTGTAAGTATTGCTAAACAACGAGTTGCTTAGTCGGAATAACTGCCATCGTCGTCTTCATATGAAAGAGAGGAAGTTGCCGCCTCTGGCTCCCACAGATCAGCATCCTCTGGCTTTGGTGGCGAAAAGCCCCTGGATGGTTTGTTGTTACCCTGCTCGCTCAGATATAGTGCAGCAGCATTTTCATTATCAAAATGTCTAACAAAATCAGTCCAGGGTCGGCCTTTGACTTCTTTACCAATTAAATTGCTAATTTTGGTAACAACTTCTTTGTTGTTAGTGTAATCTGTGTGTCCAAACCACCCTTTGTTAAAGGTTAAAAACAAATTGGTAAGACCTTCTACTTCATCTGTGAATTTATTTCCAGCTTGGTCTTGCCACTGCTTTAATAAAGCTTCCTGAGCATTTGGAAACTTCTTATAAATACCAGATGGCTTTTTAGCCCATGAAAACCATGTCCAAGGATCAAATGGTTGCAGGTCTTCCCACCGCAGGTGATCCATCATATCTTCTAAAATATCCTTATGTTTTTCAGTGGGGTTTTCAATAATGGGCAATACTGCTTTTTTCTTTTTTGTAACTTCGGGCTTATTTTTTACTGAAGGCCAATCCTCAGGCGGAATTACTGGTTCGTCTTTATCTGTAGGTGCGACTTCTTTATCTGTAGGTGCGACTTCTTTATCTGTAGGTGCGACTTCCCTATCTGTAGGTGCGACTTCTTTATGCTTGTCTGTTGGCATTAAATCACTACCAAAACGATTGAACAGAGGCACTTGTTTGTGAGTTGCCCATTTTGTGGAAGCTTCTAAATCACCTGCTGTAAAGCCTAAATCATGGGCTTGTTTCAAGAAGCTTAAAACTAATTTAGCCACTTCTTCTTTAGCCTTAGTAAATGCACTAACCACTTCTTGGGTGGCCTCTTCTATTACAAAATAATAATCAGCAAGATTGTTTGCTGATTCTTTCAAATCAAGATATTCTTTTAGTGTCAAACGAGGTAGTGGCCCCTCATTTGCATATTTCCAAGCCGGGTCTTCAGGATTGGTTCCCCTCCACACTCTAGAAGCCAGTCCTTTTAACCCCTGATATGTCCACGTATCACGCCAACGTGGCACCTTCCTGCCCATAGCGGCTGTAGCGGCTGTGGGAGACTCTGTGGGAGATTCTGTAGAAGGAGTTGTTGTATGAGGCTCTGGTGTTGCCGAAGCAGCAGGCGGCGTTGTAGACACTGGTGCAGCAGTAGGTGTTGAAGCAGCAGGAATTGGAGCAGCAGATACTGGTGGTGTCTCTGGCTCCAATTCCCCTAAGCGTTTATACAACCTGTCAAAAATATCATCTAATTTTGTTTTATAGTCTTGTTGCAGGGTGTCAAAACTCTTCTGCAACTCGGCTTTTGTAGGCTGTGGCATAATATCTCCGTTTTATTTTATATATGTTGGAGATTCTACTCTTCTCTCGGCAAAAAATTGTGTATTTTCTTCAAAGACATCAAACAGGCATCAAAACGATGAAAATCACTGTTTAAATACGCCATTTGATCGTCTTCAAAGTTTCTCTCATCCTCAAGAGGCACCTGAAACACAAATGTAGATTTATCCCTTTTGCCGATTACTTTGTAACCAAGCATCAAAAGATAGGCCCCTGCTCCCAGGTCTTCGATTTCTTTTCGTACAGTTTCTTCAATCGATACTTCTTTTCGTTCCATTATTCTTCCTTTTTATTAAGTGTTTCATCTACTAATTTTTGATGTTGTTCCAAATATTCTTTTATTGGGCTTTGGTGTCTGTCTGCCCATCCGAATATCTCATTAATTAGTTTTGTGTGCTGAGCCAAATAATATGTTATTGGCTCTTTCGCTTTCGATTCTTCCTGCTTCTCTTTTTCATAAAGATCAGCATGTGCATATAGTTTGAAATATGCAGAGCTTTTCAACACCATTTCATCATGATCGTTTTTAACAAGATACAGTATCGTATGATTAGCAACGAATGTTGGCATTACTATACGATCATTATCTTCTGTTTCTTTTATGGCGACACTTCTGCCGCTCGCAAGAGTAGCATATTCGACCTCAACCTTCGGCTCAGTAACAGTGGTTTCACTCATGACTTCACTATAAACTGGATATTCCTTACCAACTGTAAATCCTTCCGTTTGTTTATCAGTTGTCATGAATGGGGGATCAAAAGTTTCATATTTAATAGGTTTTTGTTCTGTTGCCATAAGCACTGGGACGAAGACTCGTGTTGTTTGCTTAAGCCATTCATCAAAGCACTCTCGTCGTTCTAGGGTTTTATCCCACGCAAAAATGGGATTTTGTTCTTGTCTTGGATTATCCATTTGTGTGATCCCTTCTTAGTAATTCTCGTACTCGGCGTTGCAATATGGACGAAAGTCCTTTTAGCTCACCTAATTCTTTATCTAGTTCCTTTAATTGCTTGGTTAAATTTAGCGTTTCAGGTAAACCAGACAAAACTCTCCAAACTGGCAACATTGCCATATACTCTTCAAATGGCATATGATTTGTGAGTTTTTTGTATTCTTCACGCAAATTAAATGTCGCAACTGGCAAATCTTTTTCCATCATGTGTTCGTATCGATTCCATATATTTCCTTTTAAATAGAAATATATTGAGTCAATGCAAACCATCTCGCCATCATCATTAATGGTGCGGTATTGAATACCTTTAAAAGCACGATTTTTTGTTGTGCCCATGTAATATAAACTAGAAATAAGTTTTTCTTCATAAATGGGATATTCTTTACCAACCGTGAACATTGCTGTTTCTAACGCTTCTTGTTCCGTGATTGCAAAAGGCGGATCAAAAACCTCATGTTTCAGGGGTTTTTCTGATTCTGTCTTATCTTGTCTCGGATCATCCATTGTATACCTTTCATTAAGATTTATCTGCCGCTTCGGCTGCCAGCAAGCATCCTCTGGCCACACTGTACAACGGGTCTTTTGGCTTAATGACGTTTCCAACATCCATTGGTAAATGAGATTTTTCTAAGATTTCTTTAAACAAATTCTCAAAACCTGTGGGCATTGCAGTTCCGCCAGAAATCACTATGTCTATAGGAGTATCACTTCTGGCTTTGTTGCCAACATCTTCTAAACCTTTTTTGATGCCATTAATTGTTTTTTGTACCATAATCTCATACTGGGACTTGATAGCCCGTTGTACCAGAGAATCCGAAGGTTGGCTTAAATCCAACTTCAACTTCTCCTTATTAATATACGTAGGAGATTCGCCTGTAGCCTTAGCTGCTTGTTTATCAATCCAATCACCGGCATTAACAACGCTAAAAGAAAAAATTGGATTCCCAAACATAGCATAGCAAATATTACACATTCCTGCACCGAATGAAATTCCCATGCCAGTCCACTGCTTTTGTGCTAATTCAGCATAAATTAGTGCCAAGCCTTCATTTATTGGGAATGATTTCACTTTGTAACCAGATTCATCTTGGAACGCTTTAAAAATGGCTTCAACAACTTTGGAGTGATAATCAGCATCTGTGTCTTCATTTAAAGCATTTGCCGGAACAGAATAATATAAAGTTTCATTTTGTCGAGATACATTACCCAGCAAACTATGCACCATAATATTCATAATTTGTTGAGCATGTTTTTCTTTGGGATTTAGACAACCATCTTTCATTGGTCGTTTAAGCTCAATCTGATTCATTGTATAAGCCATTTGAATTGCAGATTCACCTAAAGCATAAGCAATGCCAGCATCTTTTCTTTCGACAAGAGGCACGCCCGCATCCTTCATCATATTAAACACAAATCGATTTTCATTTACGGGCATTTCTAAGAAAGCATTGACTTCTTTCTTGTAAACAAAATTGCCTTCTTTATCTCTTTGGCAAATAACCAAGTTATATGTGCCGATATCTGCTCCAATTGCCATTTATTTCTCTTCCTTTCCAAATTTAAGTTTTTGCCCTGTTGTGAAATCAGGAATAGCCCAATCTATAGATTCATCAATCTTGTCATCAGAGGCTTTGACAGTAACACCATGTTCATTCACATTAATGTCCAATTGGATATTAATTTGAATTTTGCATTCTCCATCCTTGGTTATGACTTTAGCCTCTTGTTTTACAAGTTTCTGTACCATTGGACCTCTTTGTAATATAGTGTGTTATTGCTAAAAAATGACATGATTAGGCGGCCATCTTTTAAACATACGATCTATACCATCTACAATCATATTGACTGTAATTTCCGTTAAACAGGGCTTAAACATAATGTTTGATTTGGGGCAAATAGGATAATTATAACATGGCCCACAATCCCAATTGCCGTTATCTCTGTGTTTTTGAACTAATTCATGTTTGTAATATTTGCCATACACCTTACCATCAGCAAAGGTGAATATTCCAAGCATTGGTTTTTGCAAGCCTCCCGACAAATGAAAGTGACTTGTATCTACCGAAATGACGTAATCCACAGCATTGACCAGCCCAAATAATTTATGGACATTGCCATTGGTTTCAGTAATGGTGGGAACATCCATTTTTTGAAGCTGAGGAATGGTAGTTATGTGGCTTGCTATAACACAACAATTTCTAGACCTTAGGGCGGTAACCACCCCTTCCATTTGTTGATCTGTTAAATTTTTCATTTGCATGGCAGAAACAGGACACAATAAAACAACAGGTCCGGTTTTTCTAAAATCTCGAACTAAATCCTGTCCATATTTCAAGCCTACTGGATCAATATTGATATGCATGTTATGTTCTGTGAGTTCTACACCGCAGTGATTAGCCCAAATATCACTCCTGTGCAGCCCCGATAGGGGGGCCATGCTCATTTCATAACGAACACAAGCAGAAGTTGTATTGTATGAAACATTAAACTGAGATATATCTACCTTATTATTATCAACTAATTCATCAATATATGGATGATCTTTCAATGCATCAAAATAACGAGGCGGCACGGCAAGTGTAATTTTTATGTTTGGGTCTATTTTTTTGAAGTCTTCAAACATCATCCGATGCATAAGAATGTCCCCTAATCCCCCCGCTGCTCGCAAAATTAGTATTTTGTCTTTGCGGTCATAGAAATCCCGCAAAGAAAGGGAGGCATTGGAGACAAATTTCTTGTTGCTTTTAAATAATACTTTTTTTACCATAACTTAATAGAAAAAGGTCGTTTGATTTCTCAAACGACCTTTTTTATTTATTTATAGAACAACTAATTAGCTGTTGCAAGGCGATTGAATTGAGCACAAAACCTCAACCGTAATCGATGCAGCACCCGATGCAGTGTTGTCACACTCAACTTTCCAAACTTTCAAATCACCAGCATTGAAAATTTGGCTTGTGGCTGGCTCCAATGTGAAGATTGCAGTGGCTACGCCATTGAGCTTCACACTAACAGCGGTGGCACCTGGATTGCTAATTTGCACAAAGGTGGCATATCCACCAGCCCCGGTTGCTGTTAGAAGGTTTAATGAGTTAGCGGCATATGTAGAACCACCAGCACATACAATCGATCCAACATATGGGAATGTGTTTTCATCAGCAACGTCAGAAAATACGCTACCATCGTCAGTTGTGCATGTTAAAATAGCGTCTTCAAGGGATACTTGAGGATAGCAAAATCTCTTGTAGTAGTTGCAATCTTGGAATGTGTCACCATCCTTCAATTTGCGATTAATTTTGCCCGGACCCATAATATACACAGTACGCTGCTTGCTGGTAGCGACTTGTGTTCCAGCATGGGTAGCATCAAATTGCTTGTCCAAAAGACCTTGTGCTGAATTGTTCAAATTTACTGTAAAAAGACTCATGAGAATTATCTCCTAAAAAAAATATTGTAATGCAGTTTCAAAGTTATATATGCTTGACATCATTAAAATATTTCACCACTTGGAAATAACCTCTTGTAGAGTTCCGTCCCCAACCCAGTTGGCACAAGGGTGGTTTTGACGCCTTGTATAGCTGCCACAAACAATTGTTCATTTTCCGTTCCTACAACCCAATCCGCTTCAGATACATTCTCGGACACAGAGAATCCTTTGCTGATTACCCATTTTATTAATTTGTCTACATCAGGCATGGATTTTGTGGGCAAATTGGCTTTAGTGCAGATTGCACATATTTTTTTTGTAATGTTTTTTGTTTGTGGTGGCTCCAAAAACTTTAGCGTTAGTTTTGATTCTTGTATCCATTGCCATACTGGATGTGTTTCCAAATCACATCGCAGTTCCCTTAAATAAGCCACTTCTTTTTTTCTGTCCCCTATTTCCGATGCAAAAATTATCTTGGTATTATCAGGAATAAAACATCGGCAATCATCACTGCAAGAAATATAAAGTTCTAAGCCGGGCAATTCCTTTTCGATTGCTGAGCGTAAATATAAGAGTTGCAAAACATATTCCCTACAGGGTCCATAATATGCTACACAATACCTGTTTTTGATTTTGCTATAAGAAGGAAATGCAAGTGCCATGACAAATAATGATTGTTTAGAAATTAAAGATACTATAAACGCTTTTACAGCACAATTTGGCAAACTAGATACTCATACAATGCTGGCATTGGAAGTATTGTTTAATTTAATCTATTTGAGTAATAAGAAAGAAAATAATGGGAAAAATATACCTTTATCTGGGCAAGCGAGACAAAAAAGGAATTAAAGTATTGACAGTTTTTCCTGGCAAAGAATTAAGCCGAGCAAAAGTTGATAATATTAAATCCTTACATCTACCACCAGACATAGAGCTTGCATTGCAAAAAACCATTCAAGAACATCGATTTTTATGGGAAATATGGATTGAAGAAGCTGCTGATTTTAATGATTTGAAAACCAAGTTAGAAAAAAGAGGATACAGAAATATACCCATTCATGCAGAGCAATTAAATCCATTGAAGCAATTCTATAACACTACAAAAACAGCCCCTCAGCCTGATATTTCTGCACTTAGAAGTAAAAGCAGAACAATGCTCGAAAGAAATAGTAAAAAGAATTTAACGTCTTCGAATGCAAACTTTGGGAATAGAAAAAGAACCACTGGTGGTTTCAATCACTAAGTGTTTGCCATCAATATCAATAATTTTGCCACCTGTCTTGACAAAATCTTTTACCAATTCTTCTAAATTGCCTTCTCGGACACACATCTTGGGGGCTAATTTACTTTTTGGAATACCTGAATCAACAGTTGCCCCAATGACATATGATGAGGGAAGATTAGTAGCAAATCCTGTTTGTTGTTTCATCCAGCGTTTAAAATCATCAAGAGAAAATATGTTATCCATCCTTAAAAAACTCCACTAATTGTTCTGGTTTTATATATGTGGAATGGTTCAAATTTTTTCCACTAGAACAATTTACCACTTCAATGCCTGCTTTTTGCAACCAAAACAAGTTTCCATCTATAACGTTTTGAGAGACAATTTGCTGCGGATAAGTCCATAGTCCGTTTTCCAATTGTTGGCTTGCAGGTCTGGGTTTTTCAAATGAGTCATCACAACAAAACAGGGCCAGTTTACGCACGCCCATGCGATACGCCAATCCAATAGCCGCACAGATAGGATTGCGATAATCATCTATTGAGAAATCAGCCGTATTAGATATTCCTGAATATCGCACATCGTTGACTGGATAATATAAAGTTGTGCTACCTTTATATTTTTCTATAAATTCTGTATTAGTTCTGCTGGAGGCAATACACAATGGATAGTAGGCATGTTTTGATGGCAAAAATCTTCCGCACTCAGGATATGGGTTATTGACAACATACCAAGTAATTGCTCTTTGTAATTCAATGGGACAACTTTTGCCCACAAGTTGCCAATTTGCTAATGCTCCATTAGTGGCAAAAATAGCCACGTCCTTAAAAGGTAGCTGAGCTAAAACCTTTTGCTTTTCGGCAAAGTCATACCCATCAGATATTATCACTGCTTTGGTAACTGTAGATGTGATCTCTATGGGCTGTAATTTCTTTTTTAGATTCTTAAATTCATTATTTAAGAATGTGTTATAAGAGGATGTAGACAAACCATAATTTAAGTCCAAAGGATTAGATTCTATAGCAAAATTACGCACCCAAATATTATCTTCTGTAAGATAGTATTCATTTGTGTGGGTCTTCTTAATTCTTCGTGGAGGCATGTAATAGATTAGTAAAAAACTATCTCTTTGGACAGGGAATTATCGCAAAGCAAGGCGGATCATCAGCATCAGAGTCAGCTAATTTCCCAAGATCAAAATGCACTGGAATAGGTCCACCCCTGTATACAAGTGGTACTTCGAGATTTTCTGGAATCTTTAAATAAATTTCACTGGGCAATTGTCCCTTTAATTCAATTGCAGAAGGGATGCCAGTTACTTGAATAGTGTCAGGAATATCTGATGCGTCTATCATAATAATTGATGGCAAATTCATTGGTTGTAAAGCAATAGTCGTAGGCAAGGCTGAGCTATCAATTTTAATTACTTGTGGCAACTCTTTTGCGTCCAATCTAATAGAATCTGGTATATTCCCAATAATCTTGATTTCTGTGGGTAGCGGTATTTCTGGTCCTTGTATATTGATAGTTCTGGGAAGATTTGGAGAAACCACTTCAATTACTTGGGGCAAATCATGTTGAAGCGTTATTTGTTTAAATTCCGGCACCATTATTTTAATTTCCGTGGGTATGCCCAGGGCTTGAGGTGTTGGTATTGTAATAACTGGATTGTCTTCAAATGTGTCTAAATTAGCAGCAAATGGTACTGCTACCTTTGTGGGAGCAAAGGCAGCAGGAGCAACACAAGACACCTTGATCGTACAATCACACGCTCCCCAATTTACATTAATAGTCGGTGTAGTGCCCCAATCAACGCTTATGGGGTTAATTGGGGGAACAATCAGCGAGATATTTGAGATTGGTGGAATAATCAGCGAGGGATTTATTATGCTGATTGTGGGAACACTAATGGAAATCGTGGGGAAGCTAATGGAAGCAAACGAAATCGTAGGGAAGCTAATGGAAGCAAACGAAATCGTGGGGAAGCTAATGGAAGCAAACGAAATCGTGGGGAAGCTAATGGAAGCAAACGAAATCGTGGGGAAGCTAATGGAAGCAAACGAAATCGTGGGGAAGCTAATGGAAGCAAACGACACTGTTGGAAATTCAACCGAAGCAAATGAAATAACAGATGGAATAAAACATGATATAATTGAAATAGGACAAATCTCTACACTTATGCTCACGTTGATTGGGGGCATAGAAAAAGAAAAAGCAGGAATAGAAATAGCAGGCATAGAAATGCAAATACTTGGCAAAATAATTTGCGGGAACGTAAGTGTGAGACTTGGTAATTCAAATGAGGGAATGTTGATAGGTGGCAATTCAGGAATTACACACAAAGGAATGCTAAAAGGTGTTGTTGGAGGAATGTCCAAATAACCACCTGTGGTTCGATCTGCGGGTGTTTGAATTGTTAGGCAAGAATCACTTTCTATTGCTACAATTGGATCAATGTTAGCATTGGGCGGATAAGTATGCGTTCCTGTTAGGCTTGTTGATGTACTGCCATCACCAAAGTTTATTGTAACTGTGGTGTAATTTCCAGCAACATCTACTGTATAAGTTGCTTGTGTTTCGCCACACACCACGGCAGGTGCTATATCGAACATTAAAGTAACGTTTGCACAGTTGAAGTCATCAACACAAACGGCCTCATTTTCCAACAACTCCAGATCAGCATTGAGGTCTAGTAGGAAGCTCTCAAGACTCATTATGGCATCTACTAGTTGATTATGATGCTCGGCTATTACATAGCTTCTCACCCATGTGCCAGCAGCATTGAATCTGGTTTGGTTTCCTCCGATATTCCGAGCACAACCTTTTAATTTTATTACTTTGCCATCAATATCTTTGCCTACTGAATCATAATAAAAAAGCTCCCCAGAAATGTTGCCATATCCATTATCGGCCCATATTTCATTTGATGTTATTGCATCTATTTCTATTTCCTCGGCCCAGGGTTGATTATCAACAGACAGCTTTGTTTCTGTGGTGTTGTACACCAAGAACAAGGTTCTGTCGGAATCTAATTTGATCGGATATACAGGAACAGGAGGAAATGCCATATTATTAGTACATACCCATTAAAAATTGAGTTTTTGCTACATCCCATCCAGGTCTTGGCCCAATATTATAAAAAGCCAAGTCTAGACTGCTGAATTTTGTAAAAGCATAAGGGCTATAATCATAACTTAAATAGGCTTGACGATCTCCGTCTGTCGTAGCCAAAAGTGTGTTTGTAAAATTTCCAAATTCAGTAACAGAAGTATCTTGTAGGGATCGGAAGGTAGCTGATGTGGCACTCGCACCTCCTGTTTCCCATGTATTAGAACTTGTGTTATATGCTGAAATATTTCCGCTATTATTAAAGAAAAACAAGCCATCAGATAATGCCACCAATTGTCCTTCTGTTTTAACAGGACCAGTCATATCAGTAAGTTTGGTGATTGTTTGAAATTCATTGCCAAGGGTGCCTTCTGTTTTGTAGAAACTATTTAACCTAAAATAAGCACCCACACTTCCATTTCTGATAAAGTAGCCAGCACTATCCTTCCAAGCGGATCGATAAACAGCAAAATAGCCATTATCGGGAACACCCATTGCAGTATAATGAGACGCATATTCTATTAAATCCTGGGCACCATTTGTATAATTGGATAGCGTCAAAGCATTTTGTGCATAAGTACGAGTAAGAAGGTCATAATCGGTTTTTGTTTGACCAGAGTAATTGTGAAAAGGCACAGTTCCTTGATTATAATCTGCCCCAAATACAAAATAGCTTTTCGTAGGAGAGTTTAAATTAACCCAATTCCAAGATTGACAAATAGGAAGTTGAGCAGCGTAGGTGTCAGCAAATCCATTAAATTCAATTATTTTGATTTCATGATCTGTTGCGAAAGTACCAGGAGGTGGTGTGGCACATCCTTGGCTTGCCCAATAAATATTAGCCGATCCAGCAGACCCTGAAGGAGTGGTATTCGTTGGATTGAATCCAATATTTCGCCTGAATTCCGTTTTGGCTTGCCATTCATTGTTGCTGCCGTCCAAAAAGGTTTCGCTTCTTATAACGTCGAAAGTATTTGTGCCAGTTTTGAATGTTTCGCTAAGTAACCCAAATTCATTGGCTGTGGCATTTCCGCTCTTGGTCAAATAATTTAATGGAGCATAACTAGAATAAGTTATATGATCTGAATCCATTGTCCATAACCAAATATTTTGGCTTTCTACCATGTCAATACAATTGTTGTATTTGGTAATTCTATAAGCTCCGCAAGTAGTATCTGTTCTTAAAATTAAATCATAAATACCACCTATGCTGTAGAGAGCTTGAGCACCACTTTGGCTGGAGTGCGTTAAATCATCTCCTAAAGACCATGTATATTCTTCAATTGGGTCTATGGGTGTAGTACCAATAACTTCTTCTCCCGCATATGTTTTGCCAGTAGCTGGATTAACACCAGTAGGAATCGCCATTGTCACTAAAGTATCTGTTGCTGATCTAATTGTTGGCGATGTTGTATAGGGACCGCCTGTTGGCACACCCGCTGTTACTATCTGCCCCGCAGCAGCCACAAAATCAATAATTGCCTCATCAGGAGCAGCTATACGGGCATTAATAAAGTTTGGCAATATTACTGTATTTGAACCATAGGCATTACTGACAGTAAGAGTGACATCAAAGTGCGATGGTGTTAAATAGGTGTGTGAAATATACTTATCGGTAGTTACAGATATATCAGATATATTAGAAATTCCCGACACATGGGAAATTCCACCATCACCAAAATCCCAAGTATATACAACAGCACCATCTCCTAAACGAAAACTTTCGTCATGAAACACAACGGTAAAAGGCGTCAATCCTATTGTCCGATTAGCAGAAAACCAAGCTTTTGGCGTGAAAACTAGTTTCAGCAAAAAATTTAATCTACCCACAATAGTTTCGCCAAAAGGAGTAGCATCTGTAGTGCCTTTTACACCCACAAAAGTTTCTACTGCAATAATGGCATTTTTTATAACATTGTGGTGCCGATCCATTACATTCATCGTAATGTTGGTGAAATTCTTTGGTTTTAAGACATTGGTAAATTCTGGCAATATTTCCAAATCATTAAAAGTAGTGTCTGTTCTTGATCCATAATAAAAAGAAATAGCTCGTTCATCAATATCGCTGCACTGCTCAGTAAGGGTAATCACACCAGTTGGTGGGAAAAAAACTATTACACCACTATTGTCATATATTGAAATACTGGTATCCCCTGGTTTGTAGTCCTCTGCTAATGTTACTCGCAAAGAGTCATGAACCAAATATAAATTGGTGTCATTATCTAGAGATGTGGGAAAACTACTTGTTACACTTGGTATAGACATTTATAGTACCATCAATTGATCTGTTAAAAATACTCTTTTATACGATTGGTCTGCAAATACACAAATTAGTGTGGGAATATAATTCCCTGGCAAGGCATATATGTGTTCCGCCACATGTACGTTAGGATCATCAATTGTTGTGCTATTTCCATCGCCAAAATCCCAAAATCTCTGCGAAATAGTTCCAGTTGTTTGATCTATAAAAACAAAAGTGGCGGGCACACCCCCGTGTGCAATAGCTGTTTTTTGGGAATAAGCAGGCAAAGAAGGGTTTTTTTGTTGTGTGTAAAAAAAAGACTCAATATATTGGTCATCCACCGTTATGTAGTTATTTTTCGTTACAATACCCTGCCCTCCACTTGATGTAATGATATTTAAAGTTATTGTGTAAGTTCCCTCGGCATTGTAGACATGTGTTATATTTTCCTCTACAGAAGTAGTTCCATCTCCAAAATCCCATAAATAACGAAGAACATTACTGTTAGAAAGATTTTGAAACCTTACTGTCAATGGAGACTTGCCCTGTCTTGGATAAGCTCTAAATAATGGACTGGGAGCTAAGAACTTAGATTCCATTGCTTCCAGTCTGCCATTCAAAGAAGTCTCAGATGGATTTTCTTTGGTGCCTACAAAAGTTTCTATATTAATCATTGCATCTTTTATGGCATTGTGTTGCTCTGCAAAAACAGCACAACTAACAGCCGTGTCCTTTGACCACTGACTTTGGCGAGTGCCACAAAATCCTCTTTGTAAAGATTTAAACACATTTGCTGTGCGTTCTCCATAGTAAACCATTTCGGCAACACCGGGGACTCCAGGCACACCAGAGGTATTTAGCAAATCAGGAGTTTCCTCAAAAGCTGGCACCTTTGCATTGGCTGGACCTATTCTTAATAACCCCTTGGCCGGAAAAGATGTGGCATCTTCCACCACAATATAAGTGCTATTTAATGGAAGCGTTAGTTTTAAAGTGGTTGCTGCGTTATTTTTAACCTCATAAAGCGTATCTTTAGTATCAACTGTTTCTGGAAAAACAGACAAATCCCCCGCTTGATAAGAATCGTCTAATGATGATATTCTGCTACTCACTTTTAATTTCCATTTGTTTCTTTTTTGTATTTAGTGCCTGTAAAAATTGTTGCTTTACGGGCATGTCATCCATTAAACTCATGGTTGTACGAGCCAAATCTACGTCGGCTGGTTGTCCTGTTAAAGCCCTCATTTGAAACTCTTGAGTAATCTTTTCGTTCCAAAATTCCTTTTGCGAAGCTAAATCATCATATGGTTTCAATTTTCCGTTTTTCTCCAAAGAAACAAATGCCTCGTAAAAGAATGCCGCCTCCTCTTGGGTTTCCATTAATTTTTTTTCTAAAGTTGCAATCTGGGCATGACCGGCTTTGCGTGTTCGCTCTAATTTGCGAAGCCTAATTTCTTTCTCCCTCTTATTTAGTTCTTCCATCCCATTTTCTTGTGGAAAGTCGGGTATTTGCAATCTCTCCATCTCAATATCTAATAACTCTAAATTGTCTTTGCACTCCTCTATTTCCATCAACATTGCATCTACTGCATCTCGTCGCACATATAATTCCCGCATACATCGCCATAATTTCGATTGATGCGTGGGTTCTTTATTAATAATGAAATACTTCATTTGAAAGAAACTGTGTCGATTTACCACGTCTCTCGTATCTAAAAGTTCGCATATTTCTTTATAAACATCTCTTGACATTGATCTATCCTTTTGTTAAATTTAATAGAGTAATGGGGTGAAATATAGAGGAATTAAAATGGGATATCTTGCTGGTAAAAAACTTTATCTTAGTGGGGCTATCGAGCATGCTGATCCTAAGGATAATTGGCGAATAGAGCCAATGCATGTGTTTAAAGAATGGTTCAACATTGATGTGTTTGATCCATACTCCGATCCAAAACAACAGTGGTTCTTACCCCTTGTTGAAGCTAAAAAACAGCGTGATTTCGACAAAATGGCAGACATAGCCAAACGTTTCGTCCGAAAAGACCTGCAACAGGTTCAAAAATCCAATATTGTCGTCGCCTATCTTCCCAAGGATGTTCGCACCACAGGCACACATCACGAAATCATAGAAGCCAATGACTTAAAAATACCAACCTTGTTGGTGTCTGAACGCAAGGAAGAGGTTCCATTGTGGTATTATGGATTCATTGACCACAAATACATGTTTGATGGCTGGGTCAGTTTATATGATTATCTGAGGGAAGTCGATGCAGGAGACCACAAGGATGATTTTCTTTGGGCTTTTGTTTATGGACTAATTTAATGAGAAACATATATTTAATATTTCCGAAAGACAGGGTTGGCGACGAACCAGCTATGGCTGGTGTTGTGGTGGCTGATTACGATAAAGCCATACAAGAGGAAGGTCCAGATTTTTTGGACGAACCCTTGATTTTTACTGACTTCCTATCAGTAATACTAACGCTTCAAGAAGCTGAAATTGTTCAAGTATATGTTACTTGTCCTCGTTTCCAGCCAGAGGATGGCGTAAAAGAGAAGGCAGAAGCTGTTTTGCGAAAACTTGGATTTGATGTTTTAGAGCATTTGAGTCCCTAAAATTGCTTTAAATCTTGTTCCTTGTTCTATCGCATGAGCCGCCCACCAAAGTTTCGACTCAACCAAAGACTCACCATCAGAAAAATCTCCAACTGCCTTAAATGTTTTTTGGTGAATAAAAGTCCCATTCAGACTGGCATCTGGAAACTTGTTTTTAATGTTGCAGGGCTCGCCTTTTCGATTATGATCCATCACAATTGGAAAAAGCACATCTGTTTCTTGATCTATGAACAAAGAGTATTTTTGCACAACACTAGACCTAACATTCACTCCCTCCATTACTAATAAATTCCATTCCTTGTGTCCTCTGCGAATGGCAGCATTCATTAAAGATGTTATTGTGTCTTTACCCTTGTAAACAGAACAAATATTACTTATTTCTTTTACAGAAGCCGGGCAGGCATTTCTAGGAACAACACAAATAAAAGGCACTTCTGGGTGATTATTCCTGATAGATCGCACGGTACACATAATGGCACCGATGTTTTGTTCTGGGCATAGTATCCCTATGCCGAAATTTAATTTTTTATATTGATGTAAAATCATTAGGTATAAAGTGTATCAAAGTCAATTCTGACAATATCACTTGGGTCAAGGGTTCGATTAAAAATGAATGTGCCAGTAATTTCATCGGGTATGAAACTGGTTGCTGTCCAAGTAGTTGCCAGCGAATCTGGCACAAGCACAACTATATCAGAGTATACTCTCACACCATTTATATAAACCCTCAAAGTATCTGCTATAAAAACTGTGGATAATGAGGTTGTTTTATAACTTGCATAATCTGTAGTGACAGGCTCTAAACCATAATAATGTTTGTGAACAGCCGTTGTTGGAAACGCCATGTGGGCTTTAATAGAACTTGGAGCATTTACTTCCCATGTGATGGTATCACTAGATTCTACTTCCACAACAGCGTCCACGAATGATGTGGTAACTGATGGAGTATGCACATTAATTGAGAAAGCAGTAGCCGTATCCGATATAAGGGCAAGCTTATCACTCTCAGCCAATGTCATTTTTACATAAACACCAAGCGGATCATCAGCATGATCGGCTATATTATGCAATGCTGTGTCTATAGCATCGGCTTTCAAGGTGCCATCGTCATTTATCGCCACTCTAAGTCGATTGCTCAGAGTGCCAGACGTGCCAATGGATTCTCTCATTAAAGCGGAATTGATATCAACAGCATCGTTAATAATCTCTTCTCTGGTATAGATGGTGTGCAAGGGGAGATTATCATAATCTATTTGATATGGCATCATCGCCTGATACAATGTTTCGGGTATAAGATTTAAGTTTGGCATATCTTATTTATGGTCTGAACAATAGAATTAAACAACTGCTCTTCCAATCATTTTCTCCCAATCCTTTTCTGGCCTTATTTCCAGATTTTTATCCCAAACAGCCTGCATGACTTTAGGATCAATTTTTAACTCTCTGGCTAAATACATCAAACCATTTAAATCTTTGGGAAAACAACTTCCTGAAAATCCACATAATCCAGTTCCATCATTGCCAGGAACACCCCAATGAGATGTGCCCAATCGACTGTCTTTTGTGGCAATTTCTATTACTCGATCATAATCAATGTCTAATTTATCACATATTTGCTTTACTTCATTAGCAAAAGAGACTTTAGTAGCCAAGAAACAGTTAGTGATATATTTTACCATTTCCGCCGTTACAGCATTTGTACGGGTAATTGATACGTTGGGAAAAGCAATTTGATACACTTGCTTTACTTCGTCTGTGGCTTCATAGGGACCGCCAATCACAATTCTTTCCTGGTTTTTAAAATCCTCAATAGCACTTCGCTCTCGTAAAAATTCAGGATTAAAACACACATAAACTGATGTGTAGGATGTGTTGAGATAATCGGTAGTTCCTGGCGGTATGGTTGATTTAATTGCTACTACACGATTGGGAGCACACTCATTGATGTCCTTCACAACGCCCTCTACAATACTAATATCACAACTACCATCGGGCTTCATGGGGGTGGGCAAACAAACAAAAATTGGACCATCTGTTGTTTCAACTAATTTATTTAGCCTATCAATAGCCGGTATGGTTTCTGTGCCAGTGGCTGAATATACCACCAAATCATCTGGCTGCTTGATGTCATAAGTTACGACTTGAAAAGAATTACGCAAACCTTCTCTAACAGCAGTGCCAACAAAGCCCTGGCCAACCACACCGCATTTTGTAATCATATTAGTTATCCTTTAAAAATTTTCTGTATTCTGCATCTGATTTAAATAAGTTACATTTATACAAAATTCTGGTTGCAATAAATTTTGCATACTAAACAAAGGATATACGCCAATTGAAAACAATCTGAATATTTGATGTTTTGCCCAAATCTGCAAAAGTAACCATCGAATATAGGTCGCCGCTATTCATGCGAAGGGCCATTTCATTTAAGTTATGCCCGTTGGCGTCATCAAAAGCTACCACTGATGTGAATGTGACCATTGAGGGTATGTTTGCGTCAATGCTAGAAATCACACCCTTAGATAAAATTGTCAACCCAAATAAACCATTGCGTTCAGTGTTTACGTATTTTGGGGTTCCGCCTGATGTTCCATTCTCCCCAAAAATCATCTGAGAAATGTAATAATCGTATTGATCCCCATATCTATTTGCCAAACTATTGGCCAGAGCATATCGACCAGTCCTAAGAATGGTATTGTGGTGATAATATTTTTCAATATCTCCATTCCTGTATTGCTTAATAATTTCTACTTCGCCTTTTGATTTAATATTTTCAATCATTATTTATCCTTATATTCAATAGAGAAACTTATCGATTCATTTTGTCCAATTGGCTCAGAAATTTCATTCCCTGGCATAGCTGCTAATAATGGAAGAAATGGAGTGGCCGTTTCCGCCGTAATGCCAATTGCATCATTTCCACCATGATCCACACCCCCTGGCGGGATGGCCACAACAGGCGGCACCAGCACTCCACCAGACCAATATGGCAACGGCAATGGTGGTGTATTACCTGATGGGAATGTTTGAGCATCCATTGGAGGATAATCTCTTTCAGGAATGGTGAAAGACTCTTTTGTGTATTGGTATATATTGATGTTCACTGCTGTTCCAAATTTAGTAATTCCATCCCATGTCCCCCAATCCTTGTGAACACCACTTAAAGTAATAGTGTTTCCGTCAATCTGTGCAATCGCATAATAATCATTATCTGGTGGATTTTGAATCACAACCAAAAAGCTTTCTTTCCACAAATCACTGTCCAGAATTAAATCGGGATCGACAGGAGCATTTGCCCCATTGAGGATACCAAAACCAGGAGGAGTGGCAGATTCATAATTTGCGGTAGTTCGCAACATCATGTCCTTATATTGCAAATAGCCCATTTGGTTGTCTAATAATCGTTGATATACATGAATTGTTGCTGTAGTTACATCTCCCGATGTATATCCACCAATATAAAGCCTATCAACATCATTGGGGACAAAATCTACAATTTCATATTGAGTGCCACCATACAAAACATATTGACCTCTGCTAAACAAATGACGCACATCATCTAATGAGCCTTCGCTGCTAAAGTCTACAATTCCTCGACTTGTTTTTGTCCATCTCCCAGCCGTTCCTGTGGCGATAGTGGTTAAACCGCTATAAATTGTATAAGTAATTCCTGTAGTGTTTATTGTGGGAAGAGTGCTCAAAGGATATGCATAATCATTAATCAGTAATTCACCATCAGATGTGATGGCAATAATGTTGTATGTACTCGGGGAATAGGCAGGTATATCAATCGTCCAAGAGCCATCATATACAGTTGCTGGGTTAGTGGCGTTCCACAAATCTCTAAAATCGGTGCCCGCATCATCAAATGTGAACTCCTGCACAATATCAATGCTGGTGTTGGTATACTTGTCCAGTGATAGTCTAAAATTAAAAGAGGAGGTGGTAAATGGCTCTGCCATGCCATTTATTACTGCCTGATTACTGTGGCTGCCATTACATGTATAGGTGCCAGCACTAATGCTGGGAATCATAATTTCTAAGATGTTTTTTGTGGAATCCCCCTCATTCATTCCCCAAAATTCTGCATCGGGTGAAAACACAACAATAGAATCGTTGTACCCTGTAGCTGCTATCCAAGGACCAGCGACTAAAGCACCTGTTGCCAAAGAATCACGTCTAAAACTGGCTGGGCTTTCTAAAACTCTGTTGAAAAACATTTGGCCATTGCCAGAAATGGTTAAATCTGTCCCTGAAAAATGCACAAGCATTTCTACAAGTTCTGTTGGTGGTGATAAAAACTCATTTATCAATCCTTCAAAATTCATTTGATGCAAAACAGCGTGAAATGGTGTGTATTCATCAAGAATTTCCAAAGCCTCTCTAATGCGGTCATCACAAAGCTGCTCAATTCTCAGATCAACAATATATTTGCTGCCCTGTCCACCGCTACAAGGGTCTATAAAATCTCTATCAATGTCGCAAGGACTTCTTGATTCTCTGGTAGACCCATTGTATTCTTCCATATTGTAGATGTTTTCACTGTATGGAAATTCCGTTCTCACCAAGCCAAATATCAGAGGATCATAATAAGGATGTCTGGTTGGAATTACACAATCAAACAACAAATCATCCTCTTCAATCAATCTCACATTCCAATTTTTTAATGGATAATCTTGACTTCTTTCATCCCTTTGATCTGCTAATGACAGACCACGAATGTATGTCTCTATGTCCTGTTCCGAAAGGCCATCACAGGTTTGGGCCGGAATATTTTTTGTTTGATATACAACTCTAATAGAATCCCCTGCTTGAAGTGTTATTGGATAGAAAGATAATAAATTTCCAACCCAAGTAAGAGTTGATGTTGAGGATGCATTGGTTATTTGTACATAATCTATTGTGAGAGTTGTCCAATTATCATCATTTGCTCCTCTGTAATAAAGCTCAAAATTAGCTAAATCTATGGGCAGGATAGCTGTTTTGGACAAAGTGAATGTATCTTGTCCATCATATGTTACATTAAAAAGCTCTTGCCAAGTATACGGAGAAACAACCTGCCACAACTTAGTAAATTTTTTAAGTTCAATACCAGCCTGAGCCAAAGCTTCTGATAAGCCTTTGTATGTGCCCTTTTTCTTAAATACCGGCACAGCCCTTTTAATTTGTCGTCGCCATAATGTAGAATCACCTGATCGAAGTTTTAAACTAAACAAATTTGCCAAATAAGCCAAATAAGCCTCATTGATTGCATTGGCGTCAAATAAATCAACACTCTGATTAGTTAAATCTTCTAATAAAGTAAATCCCTTCGCAACAGAGTTGTTGAGTTCTTGAAGAATTTCTGGCGATAAATCATTATTCGACCAATGGGTTGCAAACAATGATGGCAAATATCTGTTCAACAATGTTTCATATTTGTTTTCTTTTGTAAAATGAGTGGGAATACTCGTAGTAGATCGAGTATCACCGGATAGGCTGAAATATTGGTAATCGGATAATGCCTCCGCACCTATAGCAGGTGTCCAACTCCAACAAATTACATAATCTCCTTCTCGCTGCCCTATGTTGGGAGACCACTCCAGTTCCCAGTGTCCATATTGGAGGTCTTCATTTTCGTCTTCATCAATGTTTTTGAAATGCCATTGTAAAGCTGTTGAAGCATCCTCAGCAGGATTGCCAGTATCTTGCCAAACTAATGAAGTGTCTGTGCCAAATACAGCCACAACTACAGCCTCTTTGTAATAATAACTATTGGTTTGAGTGCTGGCTTCTAATTGATTGTATAAACGATCAACTTTTGCCAAATTTGCTGGAGTGGGTGATGCACACCAAATTGCTTTGGCTGTCTCATAAGCCTTTAGCAAATCTGCATCACTATCATAATTATCAAATTGCTGAGTGTTATAACCAAAGTCTCTTGTGACATAATAAATGGTAATTTTGTTGACACTAACGGGATTGTTTAAATAACATCCACTAACATCCGGTGTGAGGATATCAAAAATGATGGTATCAGAAATGGTCGGAGACTCATTTATTCTTTTTAATGTCACAATTGCTCCTACGAGTATATAAATCTAATACTAATGTCATCTGGTCTAATAATTTGATAATACAATGCAGATACAATCTCCCCAGAATTGCTGGGATCATCTGTGGTGAATGATATTGTAAAAGTATTTGCTTCATTGATTATTGCCAATTGCTTTATCAAATCCACAGATCGCAAGGTTTGTCCATAATCCCAGTTGGATAATGAAAAAAACAAGCCAGTTTGCTCTAAGATTCTGTTTTTTATTTCTTCCTGAAACTTTCTATAAAACTTATCTAGAGTTATTTCTATGGCAACATCTGTCCTTAAAACAATTCCATCTTTTATGCAGATAAAATCTGTAAGCATTTTTTTATCATTTAATTCTGTGATTAAATCCATTTTTAAATTGTTTGATGCTGTCTCTAAGTCAGTTGTAATACCATTCGTGGTATTCAGACTTCCTAAAGCTAAGGCATATATGTCTATAATGTTGCCCGCACAACCGTAGTTTCTCAGAGTAACATTTGCTTTGCTGATTTGTCCATGATATGCTGTAGACAATTGTTCAGATAAAATTTTGTAATCTGCTCCCGAAACAGCCCTATCCTGTGTTTTAACCCACAAAGGAAGTTTTTTGCGAACATCTTCGATGGTGTCGCCATTATAGCCATAACGACCCTGGGTATAATTGTTAAAAATTACTGGTGCTCTATAGTCGGCACCACTAATATCAGCTTGATATTGGAAAGTTACATATCCACTTACAATATTGCCAACTGTTCCACCCCCAACACGATAAATAACCTGAATTCTAGAGTTTTGTGGAGGCAGCAAACCAGCCTTATTATTTCCAAAAATCACATAAGCTACCCATGCAGAATCGAACTCTAATCTGTATTCTCTGCGTGGTTGGGAATCAGTAAAATAATCAACTTTATCCCACAATACTCCATCTACATAAACCCTGACAGAATCATAAATAACTGGGCTTTGCAACAATGTCAATGTTTGAGACACCTGCCCAGTTCCGCTAAATAAATCGTTGTATGTTTTTCCCTCTAACCCAATAATGCTTGTATTAATCAATTCACCAGCAGGAATAATAATATCTTCATCCAATAGTGGTTCATTATTTTCATCTGCTTGAAATAGTTCAATTGTTGTAGCTGTACCACCTGAAACAATATCTATAGGAACAGGTGTTGGAATAAGAATATCTGTGCTGGTAGTAGAGTTAATGGTTGCCGACCACATACTGGATGCTGCAATAGGTGGTTGTGGTTCAAAACCAATCAATTTGCTCATACGAAAAGCATTTTCAACTTCTGTGACTGTATCGATGAACATTTCGTTGACTATTTGATCTTGCTTAAAAGAAAGCATGTCGCCAACAAAAGCAAAGTTTTCCATCAACATGATGGCTATGCTGGATTCTACCAAATCATTAAATGTATTTGGCAAAACTGAGCCACTGGGACCAAAACGCTCTTTAATAAAATCTCTTAATCTTGTTTTCAAAGACCAAAAATCTTGATTAGTATAATTTAGACTAATCATAGTTGGCGTATTTACAAGACTCGCTTGTGCATGCGGGTTAACATTAATGGGACAACTGGACATTAGGCCCCTCCTATCTGCGTTGTGGGCAAATTCAACACCAAACTATCAATCTGGGCTATGTGATCTGGATCATAAAAATCAATTTTTATATACAAAATACTTTCTGTCTCCGTCAAATCATCTTCTGAATTTAATTGAGTGTTATCTATCAAACTTACTGTGATATTATCCACAGTAATTCTTGGCTCCCAAGTAGTTATGGCTTGTGAAATAATCTCTTTCACCTGAGCGGCGACTGTTTGATCGTTTGGCTCAAAGAAGTATTTACGCAGATTGCATCCATAAGTGGGCAACATTACTCGTTCCCCAGGATTGGTTAATAACAAAATCATTAAATCTGATTTAACAACACTTAATCCCGTAGAAACATGCATGAATCCCAAAGGATGTCGTACTAAAGGATATGCCAAACCATATGTTGTATCAATAGCCATTTATTTTTTTCCTATATCAAGTCATTCTCAATCATTGGTCTTTGAACTCTAGAGGAGCCCTTTGATGCCGAAGCATATACTCTATCACTAATATGAAGATAGCCATCCTGTCCCATAACTATTACGGGCAGAACGCATCCCGACAAAGTACCATCCTCATTCTCACAATCCTGTCCAGCATCTAAAATAATCAATGAATCTGCCAAAAATAGATGTAATCTGGCTTTGTTTATGTAATATTCTGTACTTTGGTGATAACTAGTTTGGCTTACAATAGTTATCCAATTAGCTGGTTGTTCCTCTGATCCCACAATTGTATACATATCTTTGCATGTGGAGATTATATAAATACCGCCAACCCTTAAAAATACATATCCATCTGTTGGCGATTCTTGAAATCGCAAAATATGTGGACCACATGGATTACATTCTTTGTCTTTTGTTCCACATTGTGGACTAAATATTTGAATGTATTGTTGTTGACATTCTTCTTGGCTATTATCATCATTAAATCGCATTTCTAAGCCATAGCCAGTCCGCAGTCTGCAATAAGCCTTTTTTGCCTTGGGAATAGGTCTCGATTCAGGATCAATAATTTCTGAGCCTTCATCTTGTGGTTTGTTTATTTCTTGACGATCAGGAGAATGTTGTTCATTCTCTTCATCTAGCATCTCAAATATATGCTTAGATGTAGTTCTTAAAGTAATGCCACGTTTCTTTCCTGAAAGCTCTTTGTTTACCGTGTGGTCATTAAGTTCAACTGTGTTGCCACAAGCCGACACTAATCTAATAAGGTTTTGTGGGCCTCTGTTGTTTGTTTCATCCTCCTCGTCAAGCATTTCAAATCTATGCCCTGTGGGAGAAATAATTTTTACTTTTGTTTGACACTTATCTGTGCAACCAAAATCAAAACTTCCCAGACCTACTTCCCATGCCAAACCATCGCCAGGAACCTTTGGTTGCTCTACAGTGTCATCGAAAATAATGGTGGCACCACTTCTGGATAGAAGCTGAATACCACTCTGGTGTAGGCAAGCTTTGTTGTTTTGTGGTGTGCCCGGTCCTTTATAAGGAGCACATTCATTTTGGTGTTTAAAATAAGGATTGGCACATTTGGGCTTGCTTTTAGGGTCAAGACATTCGCCGGGCTTTTCTTTTGGCACCCAGTTCGAAGTTCCATCTTTGTTTTTTACTTCTTCCATACATTCTGATTCATCTCCACCCCCACAGCTACATTCGGGATGTGCCCATTGTCCCATAGGATGTAAAAAGTCATCCTTGAAAATCATCCAGTTATTGAGGCTACTGCCAATTTCTATTCTTTTATATCTGTGTCCACACTTATAATTTCCATCATCCAATTTGACATAATGCTTTTGCGGAGTCTTAAACCCATAAATATGCGGATAAGTAACCTTTCGCTTAGCAATGGCATCATCATCCATTAGTCTTTCTTTGTTGGCGTCAATTCCATTGTAGTTTTCTGTATTCCATTGCGGCAGGCACTGAGAACCGTCATTGGGTGGCAATAAATATCCCTTACGATGGCCTTCGTGAATTTTATAGTATTCTTCAACATTATATTGAAAATTATGTTGCCCATCTGGGTCTCTGTTTCTTCCCCAAGTTGTACCCATATAATAAGGATAGCGTCGGCTACCTCTGCCAAAAACAATACATAACAAAGAGCCAGCAGGTGGAACCCATACTAAGCCGCAATCATCAAATCCGCCCATAGCCGAAATAGGCCAAGCCCATTCACATTGCTCAATTTGTGTCTTTTCATTATTCATTTCTGGGCTGTAAAATCTTACCCTGCCTTGTTTTAGGGGATCAATTGTGTCAACACATAACCCCAGATAAACACCAAAATATGTCTCGGCTTGTGGCACTATTTTCCAACGTTTTTTAACTTCGCTGACGACCATTCTTTTGGTGTCATAGCCAAGCTCTGCAAAACGAGCCTCCACTTCTAATAATCGCTGGTTTAATGCTCCTATTTGACCAGGAATTGTTTTAGGCAAATTGCCTCTGTGACCCATTCTCATATTTTTTTATCCTTGATTTTTAGCATCTTGTGGCAACTCTAAACTAATTGTAGTAGTGTATGAGCCCTCACTGATATTGTGGCACACACCAGTTATTTTCCATTTTTTATGGCTCAAATAAGTGTTGCATCCAGGCTCAGCCAACCAATCGGCACAATCTCTTCCTCCCCCACCAACCAAATGGAAAGGATTAATTACCACAACAGAAGCCCATCTAATTACAGTTTCTTTAACACCACAAAATTCCCTGGCTGGATTTCCCACAATTCTTAATTCTGCTTTTATGGGCTCTTTTTGCATAAAGATTGCATTGGCCTTGGTGTGTTCTGATTGTGATTTTTCAGTCTCTTTGCCAGCTTTTTCCATAAAATGATTTACGGCTTGGGCAGATATTAGAACGCTTTGGAACGCACCTGTGTTTTCGCTAGTGCCAGGACAAATCTTATTATCCTTTTTTATGGGCTCTGAATTTGCAGGATTATTTCCACCGCCAGCACCAAATTTATTGAATGAAACCATCCAATTGATTTGTGGTGAGAAACTTATTACTGGACTGCAAAGGCCACCATTGACTATAAAAGTACCAATGCTGTTTTCACAATTATTCTCATTTTTGCAACCTTCTGGGTCTTCCCAAAATATAATAGTATTACTTAGCGGATCAAAAGAAGGAACAATTCCTTTATCATCTTTTGTATGAAATGGTTCTAGCCATTCCATAGCGGCTGCTAACTTGTTTTGATTGTCTGTCGTCCATCTATCTTTAGGTCCACGAGGAGGTATATTAGGACCACCAAAATCCCACTCTACGGGCGAGCCACCATTTTGACTTTTCTTCAAAAACTCTACCTTGCAGGTTGGTGGTTTTTCACCAAAGAGTTTAATGATAGCATCTTTCAGATGCATTTTTTGTACTTTGTCCCCCCCAAAAGAATCGCTGTGCCTACTGGCAAAAATAGCCTGTAAAACATCATTGGCAGTTACTATAAACTTTATTTTTCCCTCACTGAAACTTGTTTCAATGTTTGTCATTTCGGCTTCTATAATTGGGGATAATATTGGTGACATAGGACCATTACAATCACTCCCAACCCATCCGAATTGTGCCCTTACTTTTGGTTTGGTGTCAAATTCTTCAAGTTTTTTTGGCATGTCTTGAAAGAACTTATCGAAAGCTCCCCCTTGTTCATCAAAAATTTCTATCGTAAGCCCCATTCCATTAGACTTGTTGTATTCAAAACTTTTAATAATAGCTTCATGTGGTCTAGACGGAAATGATTTATTGCCAACTGTAACACCATTTTCCGCTGAACCTAGCCCAACCTTGACAAATGGAGCCATGTTCACGTAAGGCGGGGGCTTCAATAATGGAGGACAATAATAACTGTTGATACAACCAACTAAACAATTAGCCATAATTTTTCCTTAATATGGGTTACTCGGAAGCCTTATATTAGTTCCTGTTTTAAAATCATAAATATCGAAGATGTTATTAGCCTCCATAATTTTCCACCAAAAGTCGGGCGTGCCATAAACCTCCATAGAAGCCCTGTCAGGACGATATTCCCAACCAGCAGGTATAACAGCATACATATCGTCTGACCTTGATTCATAAACATGCCTCTTGTAAGTTGTAAGTGTTAAAAGCTTAAAGTTGCCATAATAAATAATTTCACTATCAGCATACCTGCTAGTGGCTGTTACAAAACCCTGTGTTGAATAGGTCGTTCTTTCTAATTTATTAGCCATTATCTGCCATCCGTAAATATTCTGCTTTGCCCTGGTAAATCAGCACTTTTGTATACTACTTCCCAAGTAGTATCTACATCAAATTGAACTGGTGTAAAAAGAGTTTTATTCCATGCTACATTTGTGGGAAATTTGACTGAATACTGCATTAAAATTACACACAAGGGGTCTTTATCTGACAATAAAGAACCACATCTTATCATGCAAACTGGTGGTGGAATAAATGGAGCACCGCCGCCGCCAATATCTCTTGGATAAACTGCACTCTCCAACGCCCTTAAAAAGGATAAATTTTCATCAGCATCACCTGCTTTTGTAGTATAAAAATGCAATGTCATTGAAATTGTTCTGGGGGCCGAATGTGAATAAGTCTTCAAAGGACTAGCTCGACCAATAACTGTTTCGTCATTATATTGTGCTGATTTAGAATCTGATATGTCTGGCAAGGCTTTCATAAAAACAGTGCCAGCACCCGGAATCATAATCCAACAATTCGGAATTTCTACTAATGAACCACTGCCATCTGTTGCTTTCATATTTATCCTTTAGACTACGCCTACGTTAGTTTCTCCTGTAGAGGGAGTGCCCGATTGCAATCCAAATTGCCACCTTGCATAATCTGTTGATTTTGGTGGCGTCATATGACTTCTTGAAGAGGTTGTACCTTGACCGCTCGCACGCATGACTTCACTCGGCTTCATTAAACTTACCAGAGTAGCAATATTTTCATTTATTTCTACTAAATTCTTTACTTGCTCCTCATTCAAAGCTTCCAACTTGGTGGTTTGTGTCGTTCCACTAACAGCAGATTGAGACGCACTTTGCTCTTGTCGTATGCGATCATAAACATCATTTACAGGACTGGCATTAGCTGGCACATTAGTGGCTGGTTCTATCTTGGGAATGGGCATCCTTCCATCTGCCATGTTGTTTGCCGCTCCCACAGCCGCTACTTGATTATTAAGGTTTTGTTTTAACAACTGAGAATGCATAGTTTCTGGCAAAGCATTTGGTGCATAACCACGAGCATAACCAGCTTGTATGCTTTGGTGAAAATCAAGTGCTGTTGGTGTTGCCGCTGATACTGGCGTTGTGGTTACTGGTGCTGTTGGTGTTGCTGCCGAAACTGGCGTTGTGGTTACTGGTGCTGTTGGTGTTGCTGCCGAAACTGGCGACTCAGACACAAGTTTTCCATTTATAAAAGTACCAGATGTTCTACCAGCTTGACTCAACTGATTACTACGGTCGTCCTTGCCTTGATGAAGCTGCCATTGTCGGTATTGTAGTTCTCTGGCTTTTGCTGGCCCTAATGATTTTCCTCGTCCATTTGGATCAAATTTAAACTCGTCTGTAACTGCGGCTGCTGGTGTCGCTGCCGCTACTGGTGTGGTTGGAACTGTAACTGCGGTCACTGGTGTCGCTGCTGCTACTGGTGTTGCCGCAACTGGTGTGGCTTTAATTTCTTCTAATTTCTTCCTTGTTGTTTCTACCTCTGTTTGAGCGGCTTGAACTGCTGCCTGAGATGCTTTTTGATCTGCTTCAATTGCTGAACTGTTCATCCACTTGGTAAACCAATTGCCCTCTGGGTTCATGGATTTTTCAAGATTAGTCTTTTGTCCCTCTAGGAATGCTTCATTAGCAGCCAATAGTTCTTCAAATTCTTTTACACTCTTGTCTTTTTCTGCTGCTGAAATACCAGCTTGCTTCTTTGCTTCGTTGCCCCTTTGTTCTATTATTGCTTTGTTCGCCTCCCCACCAGCTTTAGCCATCCTTTCAGTTTTTTCTGCTGCCGTTTTAGCAGCTTTGGTTTCTTCCAATGTTAATTTGTTTGATATCCAATTTGCAACTTCCGTAATACCTTTTTGCAATAATTCAAAAGGCGATTTGAGCAAATTCCAAGCACCATCAGCAATTGCCAAGAATCCCGACTTAACCTTGCCCCACACCCAACCAAGGCCAGTACCAATATGCGAGAATCCAGATTTAACCCAATCCCAACTTACCGAAAGCCCCTTTGCCATTGTTTGGAAAGGCCAACTAACTATATCCCAAGCTCCCTTGAGACCACTGCCAATTAATGAAAATCCTGATTTAATTCCGCCCCACATTACACCAAGTCCCTTGCCTATTAGTTTGAAGGGCGAGCTAATCAACTTCCATGCTGCACCGAGTCCCTTGCCTATTAACTTGAAGGGAGCACTAATTATACTCCATGCCCAACTAAGCCCCTTGCCAATCAATGAGAATCCTGATTTAATAGTGTCCCAAACACCACTAAGACCGCCTCCAATGCCCTCGCCAATTGAGAACCAGGATTTGATCCAATTCCACACTTTTTCAACTCCATTCGCTATCATTCTGAATGGCCAACTAATTACATCCCAGGCAGCACTAAGCCCATCACCAATCAAGGAGAAACCAGATTCTACCCAACCCCAGGCCACATCAAGCCCCTTGCCAATCATTTCAAATGGCCAACTAATTATGTCCCAGGCAGCACTAAGCCCCTCGCCAATCAATGAGAACCCTGATTTTACCCAACCCCAGACTACACCAAGTCCCTTAGCCATCATTCTGAATGGCCAACTAATGATGCTCCAAGCCCAACTAAGCCCCTTGCCAAGTAATACAAACGCTGGTTTAACAATACTGTTCCAATACCAACCAAGGAACTTGCCAATTAGTGAAAATGCTTTAATTATCATTCTGATTGGGAAAAGCAATACTTTGGCAAAGAATCCCAATACTTTGATTATCAACTTGATGGGGAACATCAATGCTTTTACAAAGAAACCAATAACTTTAATCAATAGTCGAATGGGCACAAGAAGAACTTTCAGAATAATGCCAATTGTGCCTCCAATAATCTTGGCAGCGGTGCCTAATACCCATCCAACTGCCTTAAATATTGTGCCTATTATTGTGCCAATAAATTTTACAACTGTTCCTATGGCTGATCCTATGGTTTTAAGAGCGGAAATAAAACCGCCAGTAGCAGCACCAGCTTCACCGCCTACGCCACCTGCACCACCGCCGCCAAACAAACTTATGATTGGTTGGAATATCGATTTAATCGTATCCCAAAGAGTGCTAAACACACTTCCAATTTCTGTGAATATGTCTACAACCGTATCCCAAAGGTCTGTAAATACCTCTATGATAGGTGCAAATATTGCTTTAGTTCCTTCCCATATTCCGCTAGCATATGATTGAATGCCTTCCCAAATACCGCTGAATATTTCGCTTAAACCATCTTCAAAACCCTGCCATATGCCACCAAATAAAGCATCCATTCCAGCCATGAAGGTTTCTTTTATTTTGGCAAATATATTCTCAAGACCAAATGCCTCCAATATCATTCCTGGCACAGCAGTTAAAACATCCCAAATCATTTCGGGTATGCTCACTATTGCATCCCAAATCATGCTCGCAATCTTGCCAGGAAATGCCTTGATTTCTGCCCATGCTCCACTAAAATCAAGTGTGGCTAATTTGCCCAAAACACTGAATAGACTACCCAGAGTCGTCCATAAAATTCTGAATGGCAACAGTACGTATTTCCATATAAACGTGCCCAAAGCTCCTAAAACCTGTATCAAAGCCCTAAGTGGAATAAGCAATATATCCACAACTTTGCCCAGCATTTGGAATGTCTTTCCAAGAATTCCAACAGCAGGCGGCTCCACAGCAACTTCGGCGGATTGCAATGCTGCATTAGGAGTTCTGCGAAGACCATCAACACCAAGAGTGGCTTCTGGACCTATTCTTGCCAAGCGTGGTCCATTTGGTCCCATTTCTTGTCGATAAGTTCTGCCTTCTTCGGTTCGATAATCTCTGTATGCTCTGCGATTTGTTGCTGCTGATTCTGTAGCATCAAATTCTGGAGCGATTGCAGCTTCGGTAGCTTTGGTGGCAGCAGCTTCTGGTTTTGCTTCTTCCTTGATGCCAAGCCACTTCTTTAGCCATCCAGGCATCATGCTAATTAATGCACCTATTGTATGGTCATATAACCAACCACCAAATGCTGCAAATGGCTCAGAAATTGTCTTCCAAAGCCAAGCACCAGCATCTGTAAAGTAACCAAACGAATGATCCCATAGCCATTTCCCAACATTGACAAACGGGGAAACAAACATCTTGTAAAGAATTTTGCCTACTGATGGGAAGTCAAAGTTCAATAATGCCATCGTCAAATCATAGACATCTTCAAAGAAACCAATGATACCCTTAATCACTGGAGCTAATAGTTTTGCAATTAGTTTCACCACAAAAGCTATGGCTTTCACAACCCACATCACAGGTGTCAAAATAACCTTAATCAAGAAGCCAACAATCTTGCCAATGGCTTTAAATATTCCACCAATTACTTTGCCTATGAAACCAAGAACATTAGCAATTGTCTCAAATATACCGACTGCTTCACCTCCTTGCGTGGTAAACGCCTCAAGAATTGGACTCAAAGCATCCGTGAAGAGATTTATAACTTCCTTTACAGCATCTATAACTGGTTCTACAGCAGCTACTAAGCCTTCCCAAACACCAATTAACACATTCTTTATAAATCTATAAATTCCAACCAATATGCCTAATAAAACTTCTAATACCAGCATTATCGGACCTAGCACAGGAATAAAGTAGCCGAATGTTCTAAAGATTTTGGCAAGTGCCACCGTCAACGTTCCAGTAGCTCCAATGTATTTGCTGAATATTCCAAATGTCATGAAATTCAAAGCACCCGTAAGCATACCAGCAGCACCGGCTGATAATTTTTCGTGCATACTAAGTTGCTCTTGTTTCTTGTTGAAAATTTCAGCGGCCTTATTCATTGATTTGAATCCCTGAATAAGAGAACCAATTACCGAAACAGCAGCGACAATAACAGCTACAGCTATTGCCACGGGCCATGCCAAAGCAGAAATAGTAGCCCCTAAACCAGCGAGAGCCCCACCAGTTGTGCCAGCAGCAGCAGCAGTCGCCCCAGCAGCACCTTCTACCACGCCACTAACTCCCACTAATGTGGAAGTGGTGCCTAATGCAGCAGTACCTAATGCTGTTGTCTCTGCTCCTATTCCCGCTAATGTGGAAGTGGTGCCTAATGCAGCAGTACCTAATGCTGTTGTCTCTGCTCCTATTCCTGCTAATGTGGAAGTTGCTTGTAATGCGGCAGGTGCCAATGCCGCTGTACTGCTTTCCATTCCAACCAGTGTCGGCAAAGTCTTCAATGCAGCACTGCCAACGCCAGCCGTTACTTCTTCCATTCCCACTAATTGAGGCAAGGATTGCAGTGCGGTAGTGCCAAGTCCAGTCAATTCAGATTCTATTCCTGATAACACCTGTCCAGAACCGGGAAGCATCTTGACATCTTCCAAGCCTTTTTCCACCACACCACCAACTTTACCTAATTTTGGTTTGCCGCCCAATATTTGCTGAGTTTTTTGCTGAGTCTTAGACGTAGGTCCGTGACCTCCCATTATTTGCTTTAACTCCTGCTTAGCCCGAGCTTCAAGATGTGCCAAAGACACATAAATGGTATGTTTGCTTGTTGCTGCTTTATAGAGATTGGCACTGGATTTTGAAATCTTTTCTAATGTGGGCTGTGCCTTATCTTCTTTTTTCTTGAAAGCATCTTTGATAGAAGCCCACACTCCTTTTTTCTCGCCCTCAGGTTCCGCTTTTTCTTCTTTGCCTTTCCACATGGACTTGATGGCACTCCACGCACCTTTTGCACCACCACCACCCTCAGCCGCATTGGTGCGGAATGTTCCAAATCCTTCTCTCACACCTTTGCCAAAAGTTGCCAAGCTTTTCCCGATTACGCCCGCTCCATAAGAAAATGCCACTAGTTCAGCCATTAACTTGACTATCATCATGACCTGTAAATACAAGCCAGACCAACGTCTAACAGCACCACCAAAGTATAGTCGTATCCTCTCATTAATTGTGTCTAATATTTGAGTCATGTGACTAAATGGATCGGCAGCTTTCTTTTCCTTCATTGCCAATCGCTGCGACTCCTCATTCATTGCTTCGCCAATTGTTTTTATTCCCTTTAAATTACCAGCACTAAGAGCCTTTGAAATTTCGCCAGTAAAATCTTTACCACCAGCCTTCTTTAACTTGTCGGCACCGTACATCAAAGATTCACTTGCCATCTTAAATGAATCAGATGTATTAATTCCAAGATCATTGATGTCTTGCATCATGTCTTCGTTTTTAGATATATTGGTAGAAAACTTCGCCATAGCTTCATTCATGTCGCCAGATTTTTCAGCGGCTTCTTGGAAAGTGCTAACAAGGTTCATACCACGACCTAATTGTAAATCTGATAATTGTTTCTCTAACAATAATCTTTGTTTTGCGGTGGTATTTTGGTCATTTATTTTTCCCGTAAGCTCATCCATCTGAGTGGTAAGAGACTTCCCAGAATTAGCAGCCGATTCTTGCATTCGTTTAAGTTCGCCAAAAGTATATCCTGTTATTGTTTGCAATAGATTATTTTGCCATTGATCTACTGCCTCTGTGCCTTTTAGAGAAACGCCATTAAGAATTTCGGCAACCTTCTTTTCCAATCCTGCGGCTATATCTTTTTGCCCAGCCCGAGTTCCCATCATTGTTCCGCTCAACAAACCACCCTTTTTGTCGTGCAATCTTCCAGTGGCATCAGCAATCATAATGAGCAAATTCTTCATTTGCGGACTAGTCTTATTAAAGAAATTGTATACACTACTGGCTCCCTCAGCCATTTCAGTCATTTGTTTATCGACACCAATCTTCGATGCAGCAGTCAATAAACGTATGATGCCCGAAGCTGAGTCGGCAGTTAAAGTGCCGACATTTCTCATTGTTTCAATAAGAGGTTCGGCCTGTTTGACCACTGCTGCTAAACTTGCACCCAAAACTCCAGTTTCTCTGGCTACTGCTCGTATTCCCCTTCCTAATTGTGCTGTTTGATTTACTGATAAGCCCATCTTCATGTGCCAAACAGACAAAGTATTGGCTATATCACCTGCTTCATCTCCAACCATTGTGGAAACATGTAGTCCAGTCTTGGTTACACTTATCATTTCTTTTTGGGTCTTAACACCACGTTGTAAGTTGGCAAGATATGCTCCTTGGAATTTAGATAAATTCAATCCCGTAATATCCACAGTTCTGCCAATTTTTTGAAATGCTTCTTGTGCTTCTCCAAAATTTCCAGTAATACCTTGGGTAACATAACCAATTTCACGCATGTGTATCATGAAAGACTGTTCATCTTGAATAAGTCCACCAAATGTCGAACTAAGAGGTTTAAAACTGTCAGCAATGGCAATAGAACCAGCAAGTATTGAGCCCCAACTAAAGGCTGATTTAATTCCCGTGTTAAATTCTTTTCCCCAGGATTCTCCATCTGCTTTGGCTGTTCCTTTTGATTTACCCCCACTGCCACCCCCTGCCGCCTTTACTTCTCCCTTTGGTTTTTCTGCCTTACCTTCAGCCGCAAGCTTTTTTTCCTCTTTGGTTAAATTTTTGGTGGCCTCCGTGGATTTTCTCATTTGATCCATTTGTTTTGTAATCAAATTGAGTAATTCCCCAAGTTTGTCAACACCCTCTTTAAATCCCGCCTCTAGTTCGCCCATTGCAGCGACCAATGCATCTGTTTTTTCGCCATATTCTTTTGTTCTTTGATTATATTCTGTTGTGTTGGCACGCAGAACATTACAACACTTGCCCAAAAGATCAGCAGGCGAGAGTTCAGGAGGTGTAGGATTGGTGGTGTCTGCCATTATTCTTCAGCTTCTCCAAAAGGTAGTTCCATTTGCTGCCCAGCCCCTGGTGTTTGCATAAAATCAAATTTTTGTTGCTGTGGTTGCGATAGTTCTTCTGCCTTAATATTGACTTGTTGTTCTAACTGTCTCTGTATAGATTGCTTGATTGCATCCATTTGATTAGGATCATATGCTCTGGATATGTCACGAGCCGCCACAATATCATCGCAATTCAACATTTGTAAATTTTGAATGTTGTCAAATCCGACCACATAATGACGATATGCTCTTTTCAACTGATTGTCACCCATAATAGTGTTATAAGAGAAAGCGGCATTACCACAATTTATGACAATTCTTTGAAAATCAAATGATGTCAAATAATTTAGATTAATGCCCTTAATAAAAGGTTGTTCGATTCCCCCATTCGTTCTTTGACGTGCAGCCCAACTTACATCAGTTACAATCACCACAGGATAAGGATCATGCTTCCAATTTCGATATCCAAAACGAATAATTGATCCTCTTGGAATCTGCCCACCTACACCAACAGACCTGGGACCACGAACTGGTTGAATGTTTTGAAAAAGATTATTCAGTATTTGTCGGGCAGTTTGAACATTTAGTGGCATATTATTATGTAGTCAAATGGGCGGGATTTACATAATATATATGCTTCATTGACAAACTTAGAAACGACCCCTGGAAGCATTGTGCCCCATGACAGAATTACTGTAATCGGTGCCCGTGCTTCGCATCATAACTCTGCCTAACGGATCGCCATCTCTATCATAATCACCAGTTCTTAATTCTCGTTCGGCTTCATAACTCTTTTCAAAGAACTGTTGCAACTCTTTCACAATTGCTTGCATTACCTCTTTAGCTGCTTGCTCTTCATTTATATCATCAGATACCAAGTCATCATACATTTCTTGTATATCTAAACGATAAGCCCTGCCGTAAGGATGTGTCTTTTCCTCTTTTTGAATCCTGTAAGCTATGGATTCACCAGTTTGATAAATTCTGATTCCCTGAAAAGAAACCTTGCTAACAGGACTAACCACAAACAAAAAGGGTTCCTCGCCCTCATCCAAGTGATTCTTGATTGTCAATCCTTGCTTGGAAAGAATTTGCTCAATCATCTTGAGGTGTTTTTTGGCTTTGCGAGTCTTTTTGTCCACAAACTGGTTAAATGTTTTCATTAGTATCCTTCTTCCTTTGTAATCTGTCGAATCCTTTGCATTAACTCAGGAATGTCACCACTGGTGATTTCTTCTCTGTTTATATATAGAATAAAATGATCGGAATCTCTAGGAATACGATGATCCCCAGAAGTGGAAATAGACATAACTTGTCCAGAACCAGCATGCATTCGATTGTATCTCTCTACTTCTCTGTTTAATTCAGCCAAATCCTCTTCCTGCTGCACATATTGCTGATAGTTGGCATCATCGGGTTCCTCCGGTGGCCAGTCTCGCCAATGTCTTGCTTCTAAAAATTGCTGAAAAGTTTTCATGTTTTTTTCTTTGTGGGAATAGCATTGAGTGGAATTTGACGACGATCACGATCCATGCCCTCATGGTTGTAATTTTTTCGTCTTTCTTCCTCTTTTTGAGCCCAAGAACCCTTCCAAGGTGTAATTGGCTTTTGTTTGCCTTTAACCACTGGACCTCGGCCCTCCTCAGTCGGCTCCTCTTGCGTTTCCTGCTCAACAGGCTCCTCGCCGTATTCAGGATGCTTTTCCGTAACCCATTGTTCAAAATCTTTCATTAGCATTGCCTCAATAATAAGTCGTGTGCTGAATATACGCATCGCCGTAATGTTCTCAAATCACTCGGGTTACCCGTATAAGGGGTTTCCTTGAAAACAAATCCTGGCAATACGCTAGCCGCATCTTTGATCGTTTGATAAGATGCTTTCAAAAACAAGATTCCATTCCTTCTCTCAACAAATTCAATTTCTTCTGTGGCTGGCATGCCATCTTCATCCTGCTCGCCAGTTTCTTTAACAAAATAAATGTTCAAATCAATATAAGGAATTATTTCTCCATCGTCTGTTATCATTGCTTCACTATTGTCCGAGTGTCTTGTGCGGACTACCAGCTTGCCATCCTTGTAGGCACCCTTCAAGGCGTTTGAGAAATCCATACCCAATGTGTAAACCGTTCCATCATCGGCTACAACATTGATAATAAAAGCTCTAGTCTTAAAGAAATCTGCAATAGATTCGACAACTACTCTTCTACGCAAAACCTCTTTCTCCTCAGGGCTGCCTTCCTGCAAACGCTTTGCTTCTGGTTCTGATAAGAATCTTTCAGGATCATCCTCTTTCAGTGACCAATTGCCTAAATTAATAGCACCCCACTCTGCATTAAAACGAGTGGACATCATAACTGAATACTCACGCTCATTGTAAATAATATCTTCAGTATTCGATCCTGATCCCACCTGTACCGCACCTGTAAGCGATGCAATGAATTTGCGGTGTAGATCACCCTTTAAATTGCCATAGCCACTCATTTTAATGAAAATAGCATTAAGCATGGGCATTGTGGATAAAGTATTAAATGTATGATTGACAACAGAAGTAGCTGGATTGTTTTGATCCAATTGATCCTTCATGTTTCTTCTGATTTCATTGCTGGCTTTCTCAATGTTAGAATTTTGTCTCAAAAGCTGAACATTAAAATTGTCTTCAATGAATTTTCGTTGATATGGCTGTAAATCATCTTTGTTTCTTTGTTCATTCAAAATGTCAATCAATTGATTGGTGTCGCCTTTGATGGATTCTTTGAAATATTTGTTCTTCCAAATTTCAAAATCTTCTTCCACACCCTTTTGATCTGGCATTTCTGGGGCCTGAGGGTCTTGGGACATATCCTCTCCAGATGCCTGTGTTTGTTGCATGTTGGCAATATTGGGATCATTTTGATTGGGGTTCATGCCACTTGGTTGCCCTGCTGGACCCGGTGGCATTTGTCCACCTGTGGGATCAACTCCTGGGGCCTGCATCCCGCCAGCATCAGGCTGTCCACCCATCGTTGGCATGTCTTGTTCTACCAACCAATCTTCGAATATATCTTTATTCTTCATCGTATTGTGCCTTTTTGGCTGCCTGCTGAATTGATTTCAACAGTTGTCGCTTACTATTAGTTATGTTGATGGTTGTTTTGTTTTCCTGCTTGGCATTCAAGTATGGTTTATAAGTGTCAGGAGACTTCAATTTAATACGGGTCATCAAATCAGCAACTTTAGACATCTTATCCGTTGTTTCTGTTTTTATTTTTAATAAATTGACCAATGCCTCTTTGCTTGATGTGGAAGCATCACCACCATTGATAACCATTTCTTTAAACTCAACAAAACACTCATCAATTTGTGTTCTGTCATCCCGCAGATTTTTGATAATTTCTCCATAAATTCCAAGAAGCTCTTCGTCTCCTACCAAACATTGTTCTTTTTCCTGAACCTCCGCAGGTAGACTAACATTCATTTGTGGAATAAGGTCTTTAATATCCTCTTCCATAGCCGCTATTTCATTTTGATTTTGCATTCTATTGATTATATAGAGTATAGAGGTGAAAAAGTTATGGAATTTAGAGACTTTATCGAAGCTTCCAAGCACCCCGCTCATTTTGCTTACTTCCGACCAAACCAAAAAGGTGTGCCATATTATTTGCAACAACAATATGGCATTTCACCATATGTTAGCTCTAAAACAAAAACCGCAAATATTGATGGAAGAGACATAGAAATACCCGCATGGACCAATGCACCAGCATATGCTGCCGCAAATATACATGCTGGCACCATGAAAACATTTTTGCAAAAATATGATAGATTGGGCGAACCTCCACAAGAACCACAGCACGATTTAATCAAACAATGGTTTGGCGAGATAATGCCGGGATTGCAAGTAGATATTGTCCCCGATGGATTGATAGTATCTGGGCCGTCTATTCATTCCATAACGCCCAAAGATTTACAAAACAAAGTGCAAAACCAAGCAAAATACAATTCTCTTTCAGCAAAACAAAGTGTAAATACCCTGACACCAGGGGAACAAAAGGAGCTTGCTGATTTAGAAACTATCCGTAACTTAAATTGGTATAGAGCGGGGAAAACCGTAACACAGGATGGTACTGAAATAATTTTTGTTCCCCACAATAACTGGGTGACAACCCATCGCAAAGCACCACAAAGAAGTAAACGAAGTTACTAAAATGTCTTCATATTTTCTACTACGTTAAGTATAGATAATACAAAGGTAAATTATATATGAATCGATCTTTTAAAGACTACGTTCTACTCAAAGAAGAAAAAAGCTCTGAAAAAGACTGGAAAAAAGAATTCATTTCGTTGGAAAAAGGCTTTATTCCCCCTCCAAAAATGAAACCAGTCATCGAAGCTTTTCTTAATAGTAGTGAAATTAAAGTCATTGATGATACTAGCAAAGATGTTACATTGCCCAAAAAATCCCTATTCCTTTGCGGTGGTTCAGTCCGAGATTTCCTAAAGGGCAAGTCCCCACATGAATTCCACCTCTGCACAAACGCCACCCCAGCCCAAACCGCACTCATTCTTCATAGTGCTGGTTTTAGATTTGAAGGTGGCGACCCAGGAAAACTTAAACTGACTTTTCAGCCTCGCCCCATGAAAGAAGGAGCAGTACGTAGCTGGCGAGTAGGCAATGCCGATAAAAAAGGTGGTTGCTATTCTATGATTGCCACCTACAAGGGAGAGCCATTCGAAATTTGCACCATGATGAAAGACCCCAAAACATCTCAAGTCGCCAGTGCAAAAGAATTTGTCGATAATCCCAATGATGATGCAAATGGACGTGATTTAACTATCAATGCCCTTTATATCGAATTGTCAAAACCAGATGGTGAAAACAATAAATTATTTGATCCAACTCAAAAAGGCTGGCACGATGTAACCAATGGATTGGTGAGAGCAGTTGGTAGTGCCGAAGATCGATTCAAAGAAGACCCAATTCGTATCCTGCGTGCCATTCGATTCCACGCAAGATTTGGTAAGGGTGAAAAAATGGACCCCGATATCCGACGAGCTATGGATCGATTCAAAAATCTTGAAGGTGTATCGTTATCCGAAGTACGGGAAGAATTTCTAAAAGGCTTGCTACACCCAGATACAGATGCAAAGAAATATATCAGCATCTATCAACAAGCCGGTTTGTTCAATAAATTATTCCCTAATGTCACCATTCATGGAGAAGTGCCGCCTGAATTCTCAAGCAGAAAAGACAAACCACTCGCTCTGGCATGGATTTTACAAGATAATGATTTGCAAACAGTCAATAAAGTCCTCTCTGCTGAAGCTGGTTGGAATTCCCAAGATAAAAGAGCCGTTCTTTTCTTGTTGGCTTTGAAAGAATTCTCCCCGGATGATAGACCCCAAGCCCTCAATTCTTGGAAAGGTACAGGTCTATCTAAAACACAAATTAAAGACTGGGTAGAAATGTTCAATATCACAGATGGTCGTGGTGTAAAAAGAAACCGCAGACCAGTTTGGGCTCTTCACGTCAGAACCTTTGCTGATAATGATCTCCCATTAGCTGGACCTAAAGAAGTTGGACAAGTTCCAGATATCCAAAAACCACAGGCTCTTAATAACCTAGAAGCAGAAAAATTCAAGAAGTTATTACCAATCAGTAAAGTCGCAAGTCTTTAATTGATAAGTATTTAGAAACAAAGCAAATATTTTTTGTTGTTATTATGCTCTAAATACTGCGTGAAAAACTTTCATCAAGTATCCAATGTGTTAAAGAAACATTTTCCCAACTACAAGGTAAGCATCAGAAGAGTTGTTGTTCCACCTGATATTGCTGGCGAATGTTGCTTGTTGCCCACACGCAAAAAATGCAAACAATTCATGATAAAAATAGATCACAGTCTAGATGAAGACGCAGCTATTTTAATCCTTTTGCATGAGTGGTCTCACATTCTTTCTTGGCAGGCAAGAGGAGATGACCACGGAATTGAATGGGGCAAAGCATATAGTCGCATTTATCGGGTGTATCTAAAAGATTGGATTGAAAAAGAAAATCAGAACTAAACTCTTTTGATACTATGGATTACTTTGTTACCGTTGTGCCCTCCTATCAACACTTTTGGCAAGTTGAACTGCTGATCGAAAGCTTCAAAATGCTAAAAATGCAAGATAGGCTGCTTGTGGCCATCGTTGGTGCCCCAACCTCATTGCCCACCAATCTCCACAACCACTCCAGAAAAATATTTTGCTCGGATTTTAATGAATCTTCTGGACTCAATTATCCACCTATCAATAAAATAGCTTGCCTTAGAACCGCTCTGCATGCTTTGGACTCTAACTTCACATTGCTGCATACAGATATGGTAATGGTTGGACCTGTACCCAATGTCAAACAAAACATCTGCTTTACCCCATCTCCACCACCACAAAAAGTAGTTGATATGCTTCAATTACCATCTGATTCTATATGGGTATCCTTCGATGGAGCAACTATTTTTAATCAAGTGCCAACCATATTTTTTGACAACGTTTTGGAAGCAACCAAAATCCTAATAGACATGTATGGAACAGAATGGCCCGCAAGTCTTGCCGCATGGAATTCCATCACGCATCAACACAATCTTTCCATTCTTGGTGCTGCTATAGAATCTCCACTAACTCAAACCTCTTCTGCTCTGCTGCCTTTTGTCCACTACAAAGCAGGATTGCCACCCTACTTCAGCAAACATGCCTACAATCCTGAGTTTCAAATCATCAATCCTTATAACGCCTTCATAGATCACAACCCCAATTTCTGCACCAATCACGTTCGAAACGTAATCTTAGCCTACCAAAAAAACACAACTTGACAATGGTAATCATTTTATTTATATTTGCCTAAGAGAATCACCCAGAAACCTCATCGGGGAATCACCCAAGGAACATACATTATGGCATGTGATTGTCAAGACATAGACTTTTTGCCAAACAACGAGTTGATAAAAAAATTATTGGAACGTACCACCTTTTTGGGTGTGGTCATTTCCTCAGAAGATGATCCCCATAACACCGAACATAAAAATTTCTCTGTGTCCTTCAACAGCCAATTAGACACCAAAGAAGTCTCCCAAATCCTGCTTTGGGCCGCAAATGCACTGCTTGAAACCGCAAATAGTGATTTACAACCACCAAATTCTGGAGTATAATAGAGGAATGATAAGTTGCGACGAAAATGAATGCGAATACTTTGGACAACCCACCAATGGCAAACTCTTGGTTTTGCCAAAGTCTGCTGCTAGTAATTTCACCTACGATAAGCCGTGGGCTTGTATCTCTATTGGCTGTGAACCGGGTGATTGGCCTAAAATCAACAAGTGCCAACAAGTTGATCTTCTTCAAATCGCTTTTGCCGATCTTGATAGACCACTCAATCAAGAAGAGTCAACTGATTATGCCGAAAGTCACAAAAGCCACAAGCTGAACCCAATTCTATTCACTCCCGAACACGCTCAGCAAATTTGGGATTTTGTAGAAAAAAATTGGGATAAAGTTGAACTCCTTATGGTGCATTGCCTTGCAGGTGCTTCTCGCTCTCCAGCAGTTGCAGCCGCTATTGCATTAAAAAAATATGAAAATGACAATCTGTATTTTCAACTCTATTGCCCAAATCGATTAGTCTATAGAACACTCTTGGAAACAACAGGACTGTCTCTTAAGCCACATCCCGTGGTCAAAATAGCAAATAAAGAACTGTTCTAAAACATATATAAAGTATGACATGCTTTTCAGCAACAGAATTTGATGACAGTTTTTATGTTTGCATTGCAGTAGCACCCGTCGTTACAGTAAAAACACCCGCTATTTGTCGGGCGGAACAAAAGTTTTATTGCAGCACCTATAGCAGATGTACCAAGTCCCTTCTGATAAATAATGCCTACGTGCCCGCCATCACAGTTTGTCAAATGGACTCGTTGTATGCACAATATCTCAAAAGCATAAATTAAAGTAAAGCCATCCGTAAGGCTTGTTCATCTTTAATTACATAATTTCCATCCAATGCATACTTTACACCACGTTGACAATAACGAAAGAAAATAGAATCATATAGCCATTCATTGGGCTCGGCTACATGTATCTTTATTTTTCGACTGACACCATCTGCGTTCTTCTTCAAACAGCCTTGAATATCACGCACTAATAATTCATATAAGCTCAAGTCTACTGCCCGCCAACTCATCCAGCCAAATGCAAACAACCCAGTAGGATATTGCCACGGTGGAGTTATTAATGGTCTGCCCAAAATGACATAGACTTCATCACAACCAGCATCAATACATTGTTGTAGTGGTGCCATCTGCCGAGCACCAGCATCTACCCACCCATTTCTGTCATGCACAATTCCAGGTATTGCCACTGCACCTAGTGCAGCGTCGGCAAATTCTTCTCTGGAAACTTTTGTGCTCCATATGTACTCAATTTCCCCGCTCACAATATTTAGTCTTGTGACTACCCCTGTGCAAAATGGACCCTGTTGCACAATTTTGCCAACCACTTTTTCAGCAGGCTTCTCATTGAATATTCCACGATTCCATAAAAAATTCCAATTAAAACCAAATAAGCTAAGAATGGTGGTAACACCATTCCACATATCAACAAGGCCCTGCGGACCAGCGTATGCATAGCCTGTCGAACATGCAGAACCAGATGATGCCCCCATGACAAAATCAGCCTTGATTCCATGCTTTTGATATAAATCTAACGCTATTCCAGCTTGAATCGCTCCCCTAGAGCCGTCCCCAGAAAAACAAAAACCTATCATTTTTTATTCCTTTTAGTTTGCCAATCTTTAATAGATTTAAGTGGTAATACAAACATCAATATATTTAATGTCAAATTATCACTAATCAACCATAATGTTGTGAGTTCCATCGCCACTATCAATGCCACAATTGTATAATAAGGCACATAAAGACATAAAGTATAACCAGCTATTACACACAAAATATCACACACTGAATTTAAGACGGTATCACCAGTGTAGTCTGTTGATGATGTCTTAGTTCTGTAATGATTGATAACAAAAGGTGAATTCTCCATCATCTCCCAAATGGCCTCTAATAATACGGCTATCCACAATTGACCACACCAAAAAAACACAAAACCATGTATGATGTGCGAAGGAGAATACCAATCAAACATCTGTCTGGAAGATTCTTCCATGTTTCCCCATATTTTTATCTTCTCTGGGAAAATCCTCCTCCCAAATAATAACTCAACCGAAACCATTACCACTAATATAATTGCTATTATCGATGCTGCTGCCATTGTAAATAATCTTTCGCATATCTTTCAAGTTCACGCCCAGACAAACTTTGTATCTTTGCTCTTATTTTTTCTTTTGAATATTCTGGATGTTCTCGCATCGCTGCCGACATCAACCTTCCTCGCAACTGCTTATCTCTTGAACGATAGCCTTCTTTTCCCCAATCCCTTGGCCATTCCCCATATCTCTGCAATAAACGCAATAATGCCGATCCTTTAATAAACTGATCCGGCATCCTCGAATCACTATAATAATCCCCAGGCTCTGCCCCCCTTGGATATTCCTCTCCCCATTTGTCTTCCTCTGGACGACGAGATACTGTTGCTCTTTCGCCAGCAAATTTATCCATATTGTCTTGTGGTCCAATCTCATCATGCATCACACATAACAAACCATAGTTTCTTATGTCGTCATCCGTAACATCTTGAAATCCTTTGCCTAATTTCTTGCTAATATGATGCACCATAGCATTCACAGCCCTGCCCAATCCCTTCTTATCCGCCATAAATATTACTTCATCGCTCTCGGTCGGTGGCTGTCCGTAGGTTTCATCGTCGTATCCAGAACTACTTTGAAAATCACCAACTTGACCAAATAAACCTATTTGACGAATAGAGGGCTCATTATCCACCACTGTGCCATGATACAACGTTCGTTCTATGAAATTTCTAAAATTCATTGCTTAAAAAACAACTTTCTATTTTCTTTGTCCAAAGCATAATAAATATGTCTCATCTGTTTTTCATTCTTCTTCGACCACGCATCCTTTATGCGATTGCTTATCTCCTCACCAGATTTAATGCGTAGTCCAGAAGCTGTGTTCAAATCTCCCGCCGATAAAGCTGGATGAACGTTTTCTCCCCAATCATTTCCTTGTAAATCTTGACTGTCTGTTATGCCTATGGTTTTGTTTAATATGTCTGAAATTTCTTGATCTGTTGCCGCAACAAGATTTGTGTTCACAACCTGTTGAAGATATTGCTTTGCCTCCTTGTCATCCATGTAAAAAGATTTTGTGGGCAATCGTTTGTTTAATACTTTTCTAGCAATGTCTTGAATTGATCGCTGAAATTGTCCACGCTCATGAGGTGCGGCCTTCATATACTCACGAGCAGTTGTCAAAGCCTCTTGTTCTGTTGCGTCTTCCCAGCCAGAAAGATTGTTTCTTGCTTTGAATAATGCCTTTGATAACTTTTGAGCATCATCTTCTTGCTTTTTCTTTTGCATTGCCCAACGCTCACTTTGAGCCTTTATGTCGGCATCAAATCGATGCATGTGTTGTAAATGCTCCTCATCATGCTCCAACTCATCGTTCAGATAATCAAGCCATTTTATTACAGGCTCTGGAAGTGGCGGGCGTTCTATTTGTTTGTAACTGTAATCATCTGTGATCGTCCTCTGTTTACACCAATGTAGTTCAAAAATAGCATTGTGGAGACCACCCATTGAACGATCAGATATAAAAATTCGCTTCTCAGCATCCCCCATTTTATGAAATTCATCAGGAGCATGCGTGCGATAAAGCGAAGGTATGTAACCGAATCGTGTGGCAGTTACGTCCCACATGGCCTTTTTTAATGCTTCATATGGCGTCTTAATAATCTCACCAAGCGGCTTGTTCCACCAACCTAGTTGGGCAATAACCTCAGAAGCAGAATAATCATAACTCTTTGGAAGCCAAAGCGTATCAATCCTGCTATTTAATGTGATTGGTTCTAATGGCTTGTCTGGCTTACGATATTTGCGACGAACCTCATCACTCGATAAATAACGATCAGGGTCTTCTTCCTCTTCTTCTAACCATAGTCTAAATTTAAACTCCATGTTGATATATATCGTAAACTGAGAAATTATTGAGATGAACTTTAAACAGTGGATAGAAGCACAAGGTATGGTTAACGATCCCTGGACCGCTATGGAAATCCTGGGTCTTACAAATAAATCGGGCGGAAATCTCGATCCACAAGAACTTATGGCTGCCTATCGATCCGCTGCCAAAAACGCTCATCCCGATGCCGGTGGCAGTAATCAACAAATGTCCCTGGTAAACGCAGCCAAAGATTTCCTCCAATCCTATGGCCAACCACTACCCACTAAACCCGATGTAAAACAAAAAAGCTTCTGGGATACCGGCACATCTGTAAAAACAACAACTAAAAAAGAAAAACCCAGAGGCTCAGAATCCTATACCGTCAAAGATTTAGAAGCATTTATCCACTCCGTTATGGAAATGGGTGCCACCAATGTCTTCGTTAAAACAAAAGTAGATCGTATGCCAATGGATGCAGAATTCGGTGACGGTGTTGGTAGCCGACCATTAGGTAGCCAAGAGAAAAAAATAAGTGGCAAAGATTGGAACGCCGATCAATACCTGTCCTTCATCTTCAACACCATGTCCAAAGATAGAGCCGAATACCCAGAAGGTATCGTTTGTATCAAAACAATCCCACAAGCCCAACAACCCTATGGCTGGATTACCTACTATTGGTCCGCTGATCGAAGCTGGGAACGATTCCTCGGTGCCTATTCCGCCGATTATTACGTCCGCACCATCGAATTCATCAAACCAACCGAACCAGTAGCCAAACCTAAAGATGCTCTGAAAAATCGAGCTAATGTCGAAAACTACCTCAGAGAAAAAGGTATGAAACTTTTGGCAGCTAATAAAGATCATTATTGGGGACTTGCAGAACATATGGGAAGACGAACCCCTATCGGCTACCTTATCGAAACTAGCCCCAGAGTTTTCTCTATCATCCATCGTTACCAATACAAAGGTAGCTATCGATCAGAAATGAAAGTCATTACACTTGACTCTAAATCCTATGGACAGGTTACACCCGCTATGGTAGATATTGCAATCAATTGGGTTAAAAAACGATATGAACAAAAAGGATTCGGTGAAAAAGAATGAACTTCAAACAATGGATAGAAAGTTTTCGTCATCCAAGCAACGTCCCAGTTGACTTCGCTATGGCTATCTATAAAATCTTCCATAATCAAGCCGATTATCCAGAATGGGAAACCTTGGATAGCTATCAAGCACACCAAGACCCAGTTTTCGATTGGATCAATGCAGTTCTACAAGCAAATGGTGTAGAAGATACAAAAAAAGAAATAGATTGGTTTAAAATGCAATTGGCCAAAGGTAGAAATTAATATAGTCCCAACTTCGGGGCACATTTATTAAATGCATTTCCATTCGCTTAAACCGTCACTAACCTCGAACCGCTTGGCTTTTCATCCCAATAAGTTGGCTCAGGTTTGGGAGCATTTTCATCATCGCCATCATCATCCTTTTGCCAATCATCTATTACTTTTTTTACCCAAATTGCTAATTCATGGGGCGTATGCAATCTTCCTCCCGAAGTATTGCTTCGCTCCCCTACCTTTTTGAGATTGTAACCACCCCAACTATTCTTGCCCATCATTACCGTTATATTTCCTATAATTTCAACCTTGGAATTACCATCAATCTCCCCAGTCATCGAATCGTAAGAATCAATCGGTCGCTCATCTACAGCATTCGCCGTCAAAAAGAAATGCCCCTTGGTACAATAAAAATGACCAGCAACTGTTACCGTTTTTATGCCACTCAATCCGTATGGACGTGGTTCAAATTTCCATTCTCCATCCGTTACAACAAACTCCAATGTTTTCTTGATCGCTTCCGTTATGTCTTTAAACTTCACAGTCGCTTCTAACCATGTTCTAAATTTCATGTTCCAAAAAATCTCCTTAAATCTATTGCATAATTATAGTCCTTGGGGCCATACATCTTATCCTTCCTACCCGTGCCATTATCATAAATACTCTCCCCCCCACCACGATACATACCCAGTTGTAAATTCGATACTGCTCGGTGCAATTCGTCAATCCTTTTTATCTGCTGCCTCGTTGGCATTTTAAAAATCCTTAAATTCGCATAATCATTGCCATAATGTAAACTCATCGACCCAAACCGCTCACAAAATTCCCTAATGGCCCAAGAACCACTAACAATACCAACATCATCCCGCAGAAAATGACCAACCTCTCGATGGTCAATCCCCCGCACGTCACCGGGAGCACCCTTGTTGCTCCCAGAAAAATTTAGCATACTTCCATCAGCCAAAATATAACCCGCTACCGCAAAATTATTCGTAATCCCATAATACCGCTTTATTCGAGTTAATAACTTCTCATCTGGGCTTCGCTCCACAGACTTACGATGTAATGACCGAAGTGCAGCGGCATGGTCGGGAAATATCTTTTCATCAATCTCCCCATCCCTCATCATACCAGTCATTATTCTTTTCGCATCCTCAGCACCACGCCAATCATAACCCTTCCGAACCATATAATTATTAACAGATTGCCACTGCTGAGTCGTTAAATTCGTTTCTAAAAAATTTCTAAATTCCATTACTATTATATAGCAAATGCCCTGGACTTTTTAAGACAGGGAACAATTGCACGCAATAGGGCGGCAATTATAACAATATGAGGTGTTTT